TTTTTACAATTTTTATATACCTTTTTTAATTTTCTATTTTTAATTTTGTTCTCCTTGAAATTCTCTAAGTACTAACATAGCATTCATTTTATTATACATAGATACCGAATCTTCTAAGTTTCTAATAAATACATCAGATTCTGCTTTTGAGAAGAAGAAACTAATTGCTTTACCATTTCTTATTACTGTTAGTTTAAATTGTAAGTTTCCATTATAAACACTGTTTTCAAAAATTATTGTTTTTGGGTCTCTAGCATTCATATGAGGAAAATTAACTTTACCTTCTTGTCTAGAATGATATAAATCTGACACTTGAGCTATTTCTAATTCTGATAAATTAAAAATTGCTTTAGAATTGTAATCGAACTTAGGTAAATTGTTTTCATAACCCATTTGAGGGGCTAGAGTAATTAATAAATCTCCTGTTGATTTTGATGGTGCTAATTGTAAAACTGAACCAGTTACATTTCTGTTTCCTTTTACAAACTGTAATTGAAAATAAACATTGTTTGACATATTTCAAACCTCCTATTAAAATTATTATATTATATATTATACCACAAAAGGTGATAAAATGTTAGACTTAAATTATCCTTTAGATACAATAGCTATTAAAGATTTACCTAATGCTATTAGAGAAAAAGGTAAAAACATAATAGAATATGTTAAAAACATAGAAGAATATAGAAGTAGCAATTTATTCAGTACAAGTTTAAATTTGTTTCCTGATTATAAATTTTTATTCATACACTCAAATAGTTCTGTTCCAGCTGGACTTTATTTTAAAACTCCAGATTCTTGGATTGGATATAGTAATTATAGTTTTATTCCACAAACTACAGAAAATATTCCAGAAGGAACTCGTGTAACTTATGGTTACCAAACTTATGAATTAAAACACGAAGGAACAAATAAAATTTGGACTAATAAAACAAATTTTACTCCAGTATTATTCTTCGACTTTTTTGAAACAAATAATACTAATATTCAATTAAGAAATAAAGGTTTCCAAACTTCTGATATAGAAATGGTATTACTTGATTTCAAAAGAGATACTAAAGAAATAGTACCATTTGTTGTTGCTGATAAATTTACTAGTATTAAAACTAATAAAACTTATCATAGTGGAAAATTACTTACTTATAGTGCTTTATTTAAAAATATAGGTAGATTATATTCTAATGATGAAGCTATAGCTGAAAACGCTAAAGCTTGTTTAATTAGTATAAACGATGAATTTCAAAATATTAGAGTAGGACTTTGTTATGACAAAGAAAATAAACTTTATTTTTATAACAAAGAAGATGTAGTAGACTTAGACTATACATTAAGTACACATTTACCTTATCAATTATCTTTGAAATTCTTTGAAAATAAACTAACTATACTTGTAAATAATACAGAATTAGAAAAGACTTTTAATGTTGAAATTTCTGATAAAAATCTTTTCTTTGGATTATGTTCTGATATGTCTTATGGAAGATATGCTAATGCATCTTGTTTAGTATCAGAACCTCAAATATTTGATGTTGCATTAAGTGCTAAAGAAAATCTTTGGTTAATGGAAAATCCAAGAACTTGGAATTTCTTAAATAGTAAATCTTACATTAATTTAACTTTAGATGAACAACTTAAACTAAAGAAGAATATTAATACTTTAGATGCTGTTGAAAAGCATGATGCTGATTTTACTAAGTTAATTGAAAATAAATTCATAGAACAAAATACTAAGATTAATGCTTGGGCTAATACTACTAATCAACAATTACAAGATTTAATTAATAGTAAACTTAATGTAATAACTGAAGCTGATAAAATAATTCAAAAACAACAAGAATTAATATTACAATTAAATAATAAGATAAACGCTCTTGAAGAAAAGATGTTTAATTTAGAACAAAAGTTAATTGGTTTTACAGAATAAAAGGTAGGTTTAAACACCTACCTATTTTTTCTCTACAAAACTAAAATTAATTTCATAAATATTATAATATATTTTTTTTTGATATTCATGAATATAATATTTTTTATTTTTAACCTCACAAAATTTAACAAAAACTTCTTGACCTTTATAATAAAAAGATTGTATAAATAATCCTTTTATTGAATTAAATACTCTTTGTCTTTTAGTTAATATGAATTTCATTATTATTCCTTTTTTATTTTAAATTCTATAAAGTTATACTTTTCTTCAAATTCTATAATATAAACAAACCTATGTTTAGCTATAGTTCTTCCAATGTACATATAACCTATTATTTTATTTTTTATTTCATCCCATTCCATATAAGAATCTTTTCTACTTGATTCAATCATAAATCTTATTGTATCAATATTCCCGATAAATTTCATCATTTTCCTTTTTTAAAATTATAATATTATAATATTCTTTTATATCAATAGTTATATTTTCTCTTTCTAACTTTATATAATTCCTAAAAATAGATTTTCTTAAATATCTACTCATAGTAGTGAAATCATAAGGTGTGTTGATATAACCATTTTTCTTTAAGTCACTCAAAATTAAACCATTTATATGTTTTTTAAAAATTATCTTCATGTATACCTCTGTTTAATTTTCTTTGTTTATGTTTTTAAATAATGCATATTTTTAAAGAGAATAAAAAGCTGTATTATTTCGAAACACAAATGCGCCGGCGCATCGTTTTGACACGCCTGTGCTTTAAAATTTTGTTATGTTTATTGCTATACAATTGTCAAAATTTATAATTTTATCTGTTAAAAAGAAAAAACTTCCTACAAAAGCTCTTTGAATGTTACTTTCACTTCTAAAGAAAAATATATTTTCTTTTTCTATTAATCCTTGTTTAGTACAATTTGTATAGTACATTAAACATTTTTTTTCTTTTATTAAATGTAATAATTCTACTTCATAAAAATATACATCGTTAGAACAATAAATGTTATATTCTTCAGTAGAACCATCTTTCTTAAGAAAGATTATAATTCCATTTCTTTCCAAATTTCATGTCATTTCCTTTCATAATAATGATTTGTTATAGAAAATACTATCAGTCTTTTCTATTTCAGTTCTTTTAACAACGATGATTACATCTATAAAAGATTCAAATATAGTTTTTTGTTTTATTTTTTTTATTTCTCTATCTTTTTTATCTATATAAAAGAACATATAATTATTACTAAAAACCTTAAAAAGTTTTTTCAAAGGATTATTAACGTATATATCTCTGCAACTATATTTAATTGTGTACATGTAACCAGTAGTTTCAGCACCTTGTAACGTTAAATATTTATTTTCTTTTATGTATCTTAGATGTTCTTTATTAGCTTTTAAAACATTCATACTATATCTCCAAAAATAAAACTATTAATTATGATACTTAATTTCTCATTTAAATCTTTAAGTTCATATATTAATTTTTGTTGTCTGAATTTATCATCGTTGTATTTTTCTTCTATTTTTGTTTTTACTGGTACTCCAAGCATTTGATTTAAATCGAATTTTAAAATTCTTTTCAAATAAAAAAGAAGTTCCAATTTAGGATTTCTATTACCTTGAATCCATCTGTAAATAGCTGTTTCATCCATAAAAATATGATATTCTCTATATAATTTCTTAGTTAAACCATAAGGAGAAATATTTTCTAATTTAAGTACTTTTTTAAATTCTATATTATTGAATTTATAATTATCTGTTGAATATTCACATTCTTTATTAATAGTAAAACCAAGTAAATATTCAAGATTAATATTACAGTTATAAGCTATTTTAAATAGTCTATCTAAGTTTATATCTTTGCCTTTAATCATTTGATTTACTTTATACATACTTAATCCTACTATTTTAGAAAATTTTTCTTTAGATTCATAAGCTTTTCTAATATTTTCAATTCTTTTACCTATGTTCTCTTTAGAATAAGTGTAATCTAATTGATTAAACTGTAAATTACCTATTTGAATTTCTCCATTTATCCATTTTTCTCTAGGTATTTTAGTTTTCTTTACTATTATTGCAATAGATTTTTCACTTGGTTTAGATTTTTTATAAAAAAGCTGACTAAAAAAAGCTCTTGATAACCCAAAATTCTTTGCTAAATCATTGAATCTTAGGTCATTAAGAACTCTATATCTTTTTAAGTTTTTAATAAATGTTTCACATTGTTTATCTGTCAATTTGCTAGAATGCATCTAATACCACCTCATCTTGGTCCTCATCACAATTTAAAAGAATATGACTTTCTTCATTTAAATCATCAGTCAGAATAAATTGAGAGAAACCAAATTCAAACTCTTCATCTGTATAGAAAATATTTTCTAAACTAACTTTTATCATTTTAATATCTCTAGATAATGCATCTAATTTATAAATATTTCCATATGAACTTAATAATTCAAATAATTCTTCACCGTGTTCTTTTCCGTGAAAGAAAGTTAAAAGTATTCCTTTTATTTTTCTGCTATCTAACATGTGGAAATCGCAATTCTCAACTTCAATATAATCTAATTCAGAATTATATAATTTACGTATTCCTTCAATTAATTTTTCTTTCTCAGTTTCATTTAGTTTCATTTTTAGACTCCTCTTCTTCAACTATTTTTAACAAAACGTTTGCTAATCCATCAAATGCATATTCCAGCATTAAATTTAATATTTTTACATTATTGAAAGTATCAGAACCACTTTTTAATAATTCACCAAGAGTTTTTTTAGAATCTTCTTCAACGCATTTATTTATATCTCTAATTATATTCTTAATACCACATAATTTTTCAAATACCTCTGTAGAGTTATTGCATAAAGATGGTATATAAGGAACTTCTTCAAGAAGTCTTTTCTTTTTAAACATTTCATATGAATTACCATATGAATTATATGTATCAGGATATATATTATTCAATATAGCTGACAATTAAATCACCTCATTTTTATTTTTTACACACTTAAATTTGCTCTAGCTTTTAAAAATTTATTATAGTAACCATTAGTTTTACCTTTTTTAACTGACCCTATACCCATATTATAAGCTGTAATATATTGTTTCTTAGTTTTAAAATTACTCTTTAAGTATTTAATCATATAACAAGCATATTCTATTTGCTTTCTTTCATTATTAATCAAACTACTAGCATTTTTAATTCCTTTAAATCCAAAAACTCTATTTACTTCATCAACAGCTATTTGTCTTATTTGGAAATAACCATAAGCTTTATTAGCTAAATGCTTATCTCCAATAATATTATTAACTCTACTCTCTATATGAGCTATAGCTAATATATCTAAATAATCTTCTTCTAAATCTAAACATACTTCTTTAACTAACTTTTCAAAACTAGTTAACTCAACTTCAGTTTTAAGCTCTTCAATTCTTTCTTCTAAAGCATTAACTGGTTCAATTCCTAACATCTTAAATAATGGATTAACTTCATCACTGAAACTATTTAATCCTAGTATCATTAACATTAATAAAACTATTTTCTTCAATAAAACTCACATCCTTTATTTATTTTTTAGTATAACCAAATAAAAAAAGTTATACTGGTATAATTTTATATTATAAGAAGCATCTATCTTATCATATAAACTCATAACATTATAACTTTTAACTTATTTAAAACTAGTAAGCTTAAATTCTCTATCTTCATCTCTATCTCTATATATACAAGTTAATCCTAGCATTCTTAGTTAAAACTAATAGCTTAACTCTTTATATATAAAAAAGCTTAATTAAAACTAGCTTTATTTATAAAAAGTTTCAAAAAGTAAACTTGGAGCTCATACCATCTTAGCTGTTCGATTAAGGAGAACAGCTGGGATGAGCGACTTTACTCCCGTAGGGGGTATACGACCGAGCGAAGTTGAACTGAATTAGACTTTTCCCCTAGTAAATTTACTAGAGAAAAAGCTGTACTAGCGAATTAACGCGTGTTTGTACACGACGTCGCTCGTCTCACATCATCAGCTTACTTAGTTTCAGGTTTGAAAAACCAAGACTGTAAATTCCGTCCTACAATCTTATGCAATTAGCGTTGCATATCACTAAGTATCCCACACCGGAATACCTCCTAGCCTCTTCTTCTAAAGGCGTCCCCTTAGAGTGGCGGACTACCACCACTTGTCTATTTTTCTTAACTAAAATAAAAAAACTTAAGTTTATTCAACCTAAGTTTTATTTATTTTTTTGCATAACAAAAACAACCCATGGTTGAATGAAGATTAACTAAGAATCATTCTAGGTTATTCTTCCAAATGTTTTCGTTAAGAAAAAATCAACCTTCTCCCATTCGCTGGACCGACATCATTATAGTTTCCTATAACGCACCGCTCCACAGCCCGGAGTCAGACTGCGCGATACAAGTATTCTGTACCGCCTTTATTACGCTTATAGCCTTTCTGTACAACTGTACTAATTTTCAAAAACTTTCAAAAACTTCCATTCACTAAAACTTTCATTTTTTACTTATTTTTTACTTCTTCGCCTGTTCAGTTGTAGTCCTTTTAGCAATGACCACAAATGTGATAACTAATACGACCACCGTTCCGCAATACCCTACTAGCATGGCTTCCTCGTCTCCGACCGCCGAAAGTTGTTCCATCGTTCAATATCTATTGTAATTGGCTTTATTTATTTTTGTTAACTGGCTTATTTATATGATGTATTAATTATAAATCATAAGATTTATTTTGTCAAGAAAAACTTGAATTATTTTTTTAGTACTAATTTTACCTTAACATATCTCTTATATATATCAGACCAAAACTCAACTTGTACTTTAGTAATAAAGTCTTCTAATTCTTTTAATTCACTTTCATCTGTTATTTTAAAGTAATCGCTAAGTTCTTGCTCTGTATATTCTATTTTTCTTTTCTGGCTATTTTCTTTTTTGTTTTTATAGTAAATAAATTCAAAGAATTCTTCTAAGCTTATGTTATAATTTTTGATTTACTTTCAGCTCCAGTCTTGCTTGTTTAAAATCTTCTTCTGCAATTCCTAAATTATCAAAAAATCCTTCTTTTCTTAATTCTCTGAATTTAATTTCTAAGTTCTTAACACTAATATCTAACTCATCAGATAAAAACTTATAAGTTTTAGCACTTATTGATTTATGTCTACAAAAATAATTTTTAATTTCAGTATCTAATAATTTCTTTTCTATAGCTTTATATTCAAACTTATTCTTCAAAGGAATTTTAATAGCCTCTCTAATATCTTCTCTAGAATAATCTTTAAATTGTTGATATATTAAATCTAACTCATAGGCTCTAAGAGGTGATGCTTTAATACTAGAGTCACTAAGCTTAAATCTGCTAAATATTTCTACTTTTAATTTTTTCAAATATTCTACTCTTGTTGTCATATACGCACCTCTCTTATATATTCATTAACATCATAGCAGCTTTAGTTTGTTCTCTTGCTAATTCTAAATCTTCTTCTGTAGGTTCATCTAAAACAAAAGAATTAAAAGAACTTCCATAAGGCACTATATATATATTATTATCATATCCTATGATATTATGGTCTTTAACTCTACTTTCATAATAGTAAAAACCTTTATGAACTAAAAATAAATTTCTTAAAGTATATTTTGATATTTCTGTTTCTGTCATATTTTTAATTTTTATAGTTTCTAATCTTGCTCCGTCTATAAGGTCTGCTATTGTTTTTACAGTAGGACAACAAAAATTATATACATTATTTTCTTTAAACTCTACCATTATATCTGACTTTATTCCTTTTTCGTCTTCTTGTCCGAATTTAAACTTAGCTAATAATTCTATAGATGGTGAACGCCAGTAACTTAGGTTTCCTACAAAATACACTTCATCATTATTATAGAAGAAAAATGTTTTTAATCCTATATTACTATTCTTCTTTACAAATTCTCTATTAAAATCTTCTTCTTTTATTGATATTACTTTAAATTCATTTATTGATATTGAATATGTATTTTCATCAGAAACAACTACTAATCTTCTTCCATCAGGTAAAGGTTCTGCATGGAAAGTTTGTTTAAATCTACTAGTATAAGTACCTGTAGTATTAGCATAGAATCTTTCTCTTTTTCGTGCTAACTTTCCTGTTTCTTTTTTTATTTTTTCTTCTTCTAATTCAGTAAGAACTTTATCGCTAAATATTTGAAAATTATATGGAGTTTTAAGAGCTACATATATTTTTTTATCTTTATGCATAAAAGTAAAACAACTTAAATCTACTATACCTTTTTCAATAAAGTATTTAACTTCTTCATCTGTTAACATAGCATTATTGAAAAGTTCAAGATAAGCCTGTGCTTTTTCTTTTTCTGTTAAGTCTACTATTTCTTGTTTCATTAAATCTATAGCTTTTATTTCTCCATTTACTATTACTAACATCATTGTATAATAATCATAGACAGTTGTTTTTAATTTTTCAACATTTTTTAAATCTGTACTTTCTATTAATCTTAATAAATTATCCATTTGTTTTCCTGTTAATAACAATAAGTTATGATAATAGCTTAAATTAACATTTTTTAATCCATCTACTATTAAGTCTTCTTTGAAATAATATAATTTCTTTTTATTATACAGAAAGTTTTTTCCTTTTTCTAAGTTTTTTATATCTTTTGTAAAAACACTTTTATCCATTAAATTCCCCCTAATGTATTCATCATAACTGATGTTGAATGTTCATCATAGAACTCTTCAAAGTTATTTTCTATTTCATCATATAAGTTTTCTAATTGATAAAAAGGACTGAATCTAGAGTTACAGCTTATGCAATACATTTTATCTTTGAATAAAATAAATATAAATTCTTTAAAATCACTTAACCAATAACATGTAACCATTTTATCTATATTTCCATATATTTTCATATTATCTATTGATGTGGTATCTTTATATGAAAATGCAAAAGTTACTTCTGAGAAATCTTTGTTTCTTCTCATGTGACCGCCTTTGTTGTCTAATATTTGTTCTTCGTCATAGTTAAAATTCCCATAGATATTTATTTCTTCGTCTTTATAGTTTTTTAAATCTAAAATTTTTAAATTAGCTCCAGAAGAATAAATATATTTAGATTCTACGAAGATAAATAAAAATTTATCATCTTTTAATTCAACTACGTCTAATAAATTTTCACCTCTACCTCTTAATAATCTATACGCTAAAGAAGTTCTACGTGTATTTATTCTTTCTTCTTTTGATTCAAATATAAAACAACCAAAACTATTATCTTCAAGTACTTTTGTTTTATCATTAAGTTTTATTAATCCATAGTTATTATTATGTTTTATTTCTTTGTTTGGAATCTCAGTAAATCTCATTATCTTAGCGATATCATCTTTTTTCTTATCTTCTTCTAAATCATTATATGTGCTTTCAAATATTATTCCCTTTTCATCAAAAGTTTTTTTAATTCTATAACTATAAGAAGTTAAGTAAATAGAATCATAATATTCGTCATTTATATTATATATTCTATATATGTTTTTACATCTTTTTAATATATTTAATATATCCGTTGCGCCGGCGAAAAAATTCATGCAATAAAATTTATTAAAAAGACTTATATCTTCAACATCAGCCTCTTGTGTTTTAAAAGTAATCATATCAAAAGTCATTAGTTTTTCTTCATTAAACAAATCTCCTTTTGAAACATAAAAAAATTTATTTTCTATGAAGCAAGTTTTAATAAAGTCTTCTTCTTTTACTTCTTCTAAATCAAATGTTTTTAAGAATTCAATGAATTTATCCATCGGACATTCTCTAAAATTGTTCAATAAATAAACATCTATTCTTTTTTCTGGAGTAACTATCTTTTTTTCTCTCACAAAGTATAATTGTTTTCCTGTATAGTACATATTTTTATTTTTTTGATAGTAATTATTATAATTAAAAAAACAATCAGATATATATTTTTTATTTATTGCAACAAACATATTTTTATTTTTATCTAAATCTACATCTTTTATTGTATAATCCAAAATTAACCTCCTTATACAAAGTCTGCTAAATCTTTATATTCGTGAAATAATTGCATTAAATACTTTGTAGAATTATTAATTGAATATAATTGATTATTTAAAACAATTGTATATTTTGTATCATCATCAAAATAGAAAGTTAAGTTAAATTTAGCTGAACGATTTAATAAATCAAACTCTCCTTCATTTTCTACTTTAACTACTTGTTTTTCTTCCATATTACTTTTAATAGATTCAATACTATTTTCCATACCTCTACTATTTATATTTTTAACTCCGTCCATTTCAGTACGATTATCATCTATGTAATAGAAATCAAACTTACCTTTATCTGTTATAAAATCAAATAAATAAACTTGTCTTGTATCTCTATTTCTTATTATCTTGTTATTTGGACATACTTCTATTATCATTAAATTTTCTAAATGATTTATTCTCATAAAATCTCCTTATACTTTTTCTGTTAACATTAATCCTTCTTTGAAATCATCCATTTCTTTTTTTATTTCTTCACAACCATTTTCATAAACGATTTTTAAGTTATAGTTTTCTTTAAAGAATGTTTCTTTATTTATATCTTGTGCTGATAATATATATAAACTATCATCGTTATATAAAGAATATAAACTTCTTTTTGTAACGCAATAGAATTCATGTTCATAATCCGTTTCTTTTCCTAATTTTTTATAAAGATGTAAAAATCTAAACATCAAACACTTCCTTTCTAGAAATTTCGTCTTCCATTATAGTGCAATTTTTCTTTTTAAAAGGTATTAATTTTTTATTTTTTTTTACTTTTATTTCATTACACCAATTAAAAAAAGTATATGTTAATACATATAAATCTTGATTTATTATAAAGCTTTCTCCGTTATCATTTATTAAATAAAAACCTCTTAAATTAATATAATGTTTCACTTCTTTAAGAAAATCACTCATATTTATTTCATCAGAATAAAGCCAATAGTTTTTATCTTTAAAAAAAGATAAATCAGGTTTTTTTATTAGTTTTTTATATATAAAAGCATCTAAATTCTTTTCTTTTATATATTTTTCTTCATCTAATTCTAAAAATGGTTTATCTTTATATAAATTAAAACTTATATTCATACTCATTTTTTTAAAAAAAGAGAATTTTTGTCTTTCTATATCAATAAGGTTAGCCAATTCGTTATATATATCATCATACTCTTCATCATTCATTTGCATTAAATAATTCATAGCTAATTTATTTTCTATTAAATTAGTCAATTGTCTTAATGGTATTCTATGAATTTCATAAAATTCAGTTTGAACATAATAACTAAGAAAATTTGGATAGACATAACTATTAAATAAATTAAACATAGCTTTCATTTCATCTACATCTATTTTAGGAACTAAGTCATTATAATTCTTACTTAATTTTTCTATATCAAAAAACAATTCTATTATTTCTCTAGGTTTTTTTAAATTTGGAATCACTTTTACCCCCAATAAAAAAAAGACAGTTAAACTGTCTCTTCTATTCTATGCTCTTCTTTTTTTTCTTCAGGTTCAGGTTCATTTAATAATATTTTTATTTTCTCATTAAGTTTATTAACTGTATTATCAGTTTCTTCTTTTAATTGAACTATTTTCTTTTCAATAGAAGTTATTATATCTTCTAATACGTGTATCTTATTAATATCATTTAAAATTACATCGAAATCTTCTTCTGTTATTTCTTCTGACCTAAGTTTTGTTTTTAATTTTTTAAATAATTCTTTATCTATTTCTACCATTTTTCTTCCTTTCCTATATCAGATATTCCGTACTTTTTAGGAGTGCTAAAACTTTCTCCTTTAAGGATTTTCTCCCTTATTTTTACACTCGTATGTAATCTCATTTTTTTACCACAAGCTAGTCTATGTTCACATAGTTTACAATGACCAGCATTAACATTTTTGAAAAATAATTCTTGTTGAAAAATAGATATTATTTTCATTAAATCAATATCTATTTTATTAAGAATATCAGTTTTTTGAAATTCTTTTCTTTTAAGTTTAAATGGATTATATGTTATTATTTTACGTACACTATACCATTCATCAACAAACCAATTGTTTATTTCTTCTTTTACTTTATGTGCGTTAAAATATTTAAACAATACACAAATAAAGAAATATCTAAAATTTAAAAAATCATCAACATCAAAAGGAGTCATTATAACTATATCTATTAAGTTATCTCCTACTTTATTGATGCTTAGAATATCATATACCATATAATAAGGTTGTTTTTCCAGTCTTTCAAAATCTATTTGAGGAAGAGCTACGCTTGTATTTTGAAATTTAAAATCTTTTAATACATTAGTAAAATAACTTCCAAGATTCACTTCTTCTTTAAATAGATTTTTAATAGAGTTTTCTAAATCGCTATCCAGAAATAAGTTCATTAAACCATCTATGTTTTTAAATAAACGATTTCTAACTCTGTCGTAATCTGGTTGCTCCACTTCCCAAGCTATAGCCTCTTTTTTGTTTATTTCTATACATTTTTCCAATATTAATATTCCTGTTTTCTTTATTTGGTTATAATTTATTTTGCCTTCTTGAAAAATAAATTCAAACATCTTAAAGAATAATAATTTACATATTTTATAATATAACTCATCTTCAGATAAAAACTGAGTTTTTTTCCCTCTTCTAAGAGTCATATTGTTAGCCTCACTATAATATCTTGACATCACCACGTGAGTATCAAAATATCCTTTTTGAATACAAGTATTCATTTTAAGAAGACTAATATCTGTAAATTTAAAAGGTTGTTTAATTATCCTTGGCGGTCTTGTAGGGATTACAATCGTCACAATTATCACTTACCTTTTCTTTTTTTTCTTTTCTTGTAATAAATATATATACCAATATCATTCTAATTAACATGCTTATTAATAATAATCCTAATATTTTGAATATTGCATATATACTTATTATAGATAGAATTCCTAAACCGAATATTAATATTTGAATTATATCTGTTATTTTTTCATTATCTTCATTACATTTACAAGTATTTTTATATCTTGCAAAACAACATATAAATAAGAATATTCCATATAATACACTAAGAATATAAAAACTCATATAATAATCAACTCCTTTTAAATTGTTTATAAAGAATTATATAAGTTTTTTTATCATTAGTCTATTTCTTTTGATTACATCTAATTAATTCAAATTTACTATTGTACACTTTTTTACTTATTATTTCATAATAATCATTAATTATAATAAAGTTAAAACTTTCTAATTTTGTTTCTAATTTCATTGTTTTTTTACCTCTATAAGTTTCAATAAAAAAGTAACAAAATTTATTTTCTTCATCTATGCTATTTGAAAATTCATTTTTTTCATTAACAAGATAATAACTTAAACCCTCTTTTTCTTTTCTAGCTATGCTTTTAATAATAAATCTTGAAAAATTCTCAAATCTTTTTAGCTTAATAAAAATCATTTTTTTCTCCGCTGGCGCATTTTTTCATATTTATGATACAAAAAGAGAGGATTAACCTCTCTTTAAAAATTATCACATTCTTCTAAAAATATTTTTTCCTCTAAATCTCTATTTTTTTCAATTTTATCAAACCAATAATCAAAATCTTTAGTTCCTTTTTCTACAAATATTAATTGTTTTCTTTTAAAACCTTTTTCTGTTTTTTCAAAAGAAAATATTTTTATCCAATCATTATATGTATTATTGTTATTAAACCACATAACTATATAAGAAGGTTCACCTTCAATTAATTTAAATTTTTTTAAATCCTTTTTTTCTTCTGACTCATTTACATTTATTGTCTCTACCTCTACATAATCAAAACCATCGGGAACTTTTATATTTTCAATCATATTGTTTAAATAACTATACATTTTCATATTTATCAATATCTCCTTTTATTTGTAGTTTTTTTGCTTAATTTCAGTTATAGTAAATCTTGAATCACTATAAGCATTTTTAAATTCTGGTCTACAGCTTTCAGTTAAAACAAAATGATATTTTTGTAAAGTATCTGGTAAATCTTTATCATAAGAAAAATAACCATCTGTAATATTAATTACTTCAAAAGGAGTTGTGTTATATTTTTCTTTTAAATACTTATGTAAAGTAGAAATGTCTGTTCCACCAGTACTATATGCACCTTTTTTAGCAAACTCTCTAATATCACTAACATTATCAGTAAAAGTTTTATTTTCTTTTACATCATTGTCACTCCAATATATGATATCAAATAAGAACTCTTTTTTCTTTTTGTTTAAACCATAAAGCATATCTAACATTTGTTGTAATTCTTTATCATTTACTGAACCAGATACATCTATTCCTACTACTAGTTTTAAACTATTATCTTTCTTTTTACCTTTAAAGACTATATTAGTTCCTTGTCTTTTTCTATTTGGTTTTTGATAAGTTGGCGATTTACCACAAGCTAGTGCTTTGGTGATTACTCTTTTTAATTTAAGAGTATTCAAAAAGTAATTAGGTTTAAGCATATCTCTTTTTCTATTAAAGATACCAGCCTCACGTCCAACTCCATCTCCACTATCAAGATATTGTTGCATTTCACCTTCAGCAACTTCTATTTTACTTCTTATAATATCTCTAATAGCTGAATCGTCTAAACCTTTACCGTCTTTGCCATCTTTACCTTGTCCTTGACCATTGCCACTTTCATCTTCCATTGATTTACTATGGTCATCTAATGTTCTTCCTGGATTAGAACCTGGTTGAGGACTACCATTTCCAGGACCTACTTTAAAAGTTATTTTAGTACTTTTTGGAATTATTTGTTTAATAAATTCAAATAAGTCTCTGTCTATCCATTTATTTCTAACAACATCTTCATCTGGCAAACTAAGTTTGTGATAATCAGCAAATTTCTTTATTGAATCATAACAAACTAATTCATACTGTTCTTGAGGTGGTACATTAACATTAAGCTTTTCTTCAAGTTTCTTAACACAATTACCATAATAACCTCTATTTTCTCCAGATAATAATTCATTAACGCTACTATTAACATAATAATCCATAGCTACGTTTAATGCCTCAGAATAACCTTCTTCATATTCTGCCTTGAACCTATCAAAATGATAAAAGTAATTATGGAAAAACTCATGAAATAATATTCCAAGAATATCTATTGGTTCAAGTTTCTTTTCTTCTATTAATTTAAAATTAATAAATAAGTCTATTCTTTCTTTATTAGCATTAAGTTTAGTATAAGCTATTTGGTCTTTCTCTTTTTCTTCTACATCCATTATGTCACATATGAATAATAACATATTGATAAAGAATGGAAATTTATTTCTATATAATATTAATACTGTTTCTATTAATTGTTTTCTTCCATCTTCAGTATTAATATCATAATCAAATACTAAACCGTTATTTTCTACTCTAACCATCATTTCTCCTTTCAAAAAAAGAAAGTAGGGAATTAATCCCTACTATTGAAATTTAACCAAGTCATTATAGATTGTTTCATAGATTTCTTTATTTTCTGCCTCTTTTTTACCTCTAGAAACTTTTCCTATAATTTTAGAGAATTCTAACATCATATCAGAAGATTTTTTAGAATTCTTTTTCTTAATAAAGTTTATTTTATTTTTAATTTCTTTAAAAATAGATATTGCTAACATTCTATCTTTATAGAATACAGTTAAAATATTTTCTAAGTTTTCATCTAAGTATTTTAATTTATTATCTTTTAAAGCCTCATTAACAATGAAAGTCTTAGTTCTTATTTTAAGTTCCATAAGTTTATCACTCTTATCAAATACATTACCTTTTCTATCTAATAATTGTTTATCTGGGTCTAAATTATGTTTAATTATTACTTGGTCATGTAAATCAATTTGATTAATTTGTTCAAATAAAGTAATTTGTTTTAATATACTTGCACAAGTAGGTTTATTAAACATATACGCACCAAACTTAGTAATATCTATTTTTGCTGAACTATAATCTTTTATTTTTAAATCATTCCATCTATTAGATAACATTCTCCAAGAACCTAAAGTAGTATCTTGTTCTAGCTCTTTAGAAGCTTTTTCATGAGATACTAAATCGCTTCCATCTAAAGCCTCCATTACTTCTAATAATATTTCATTATATTCATTTTCTTGAGCATATTCTATTATGTCTTTTTTAGTAGGAACATATTCAATAAAGATTTGTCTTCTTCTTAAAGCACTGTCCGAAAAATCTATATTTTGTATATAATCCCCGAAAAGGTTGCAACACGCGATAATTAGCATGTTTGGAGCTGGTATTCCATTTATTCTCTTTTCTAACAATCCGAATAGTAAAGGTGCTACAGAAGCATCGCATCTACTCATTTCGTCCATCATCAAGAGATAATTCTTATCTGGGTTATCTAAAATTTCTTGGAAAATTCCCATATTAACTAATTCAACTGTCTTTTCATTAAGAGTTACTTCAGTAACTTCTTGTTTATCAAATAAAGAACCTCCATCTAAAGGTCCTACTTTTTTTGTTTTAATTACATCTTTTACTATAGGTATTCTAAAATCTTCAGAACCTACTCCTTGTAATCTGAATACTATAGTCTTATGAATATTTAATTCAGGTGCTAAAGTTTGTAGTTTTTCTGCAAATGTTGTTTTACCTGTTCCTGATGGTCCTATGATATTAATACTTGTGTATTTAATCATAGTTCTTACTTCTTTTAATAACTCATCTAAATTGTCTATTATTACTTGGTTTTTATCTCCTATTCTTGCCATTATACATCACTTCTCCTTTTATAAGTTTATTAACATTGCCATTTGATTATCCAATTCTTCCAATTCTTCAGGGTGTTTCTTTATATTTTTCATTATTTTATTTACTAAAACACCAAAACCAAAAAGTTTATTATCTTTTGGTACAAGATAAATTCTAAAGTCTTTTAATATTACTTGATATAATTCCCCCTTTATTTTATAATCTAATATTGTTGGTTTTGCATCCATAAATTCACAAAGAGCATAATTTCTTGGAGCCATGTGGTCAATATTTGCTTGACAATATATAAGTTTAAAATTGTAACTAGGTCCTATTGCATTATATCCGTTTTTTATTTCTGTAAAACCATTATTAACAATCATTGTTTTTTCAAAGTTTTCTCCATAATGCACTATATATTTATCTAAATCTAAAATAGATAAATCCTTTTTTTTATCAATAAAAGTTTCTATTGTAGTAAATTTTCCATCTGGTAATTCTTTAGCAAATAATATTTCATTTTTTTTATTTATTTTCACTGCTACTTTTGAATCACTTTTTTCAAAGATTAAAATATTTTCTTTAGCTGATTCTAATTTTATTTCAATATCTTTCAAACAATCATATATTGGATTAATTTTTTCTATGAGTTTTCTATCTAAGACTCTTATTCTTCCATTATTTTCTTTTATTAAAAAATATTTAAAACTATATATATAATTGTTAAAAACATTTATATCTTTTAAATCACAATTGTTTTCAAGAAAATACTTAATGAATTTTTTATTTCTTGTATTCTTAAGAACGGTTGAATTAAAATAAAAATAAAACTTATCTTTGGAAAAATTAAAAAAGAATTTTATATATTTACTTGTTTCGCTAGTAATTATTACATCATTTGCATCTTTTAAATCATCGAAGTCTCCATATTTAAAACTATCTGCTAAATATCCAGATATACTCTCATCTTTGCTCATTAATCCTGAAACGCAACAAAATAATTTCAATAAACTAAATCTTTTATTTCCGTCAAAACACTCGAAAGCATCTTTATTAAACTCTTCGTTTAATGTTTTAAAATACTTAAAAGAGCTTTTTTTTACATAAACTCTTTTGTCTTTTGAATAGCCAAGAAATATATAATGTGGATTCTTAAAAACAGAATCTGTTTTAATAATACAATTTTCATTTATATATTTAATTTGGTTTATGTATTTATTTTTTTCAGCTATTAATTTATCATATAAATTCATAATTTTAATACCATTAAATTCCTTTCATATAATTCTTTTAATTCTTCTATATGTGTTTTAAAATATCTATACACTTTAGTTTTATATTTTAATTCTTTTAACTTTTCAGCATATTCTTCTTTACTTATGAAATAAATAAAAGAATTAATTATTATTCCTATATTTTCTTTTCCATCTACAATTCCGTTTTCTATTAATGTTATATATTCTCTTAAGTCTTTAGAAAACTCTTCGTTAAAAAGCAATGTTCTATTATCTTTTTTAGTTCTAATAGAACACATTCTTTTTATACTCTTTTCTTTTAAATTAAGAATTTCTTTTTCGTTTAATTTTATATATGGTATATTATTTATTTCAAAGAACATCTTTGGTCTTTCATTTATTGCACATATAAAATTAAAATTTTTATCAAAGTAATTAACATCTAAGAAATTTTCTTCAAAAGTATATATTATTTTATTGAAGTTATATTTTTTTATTTTTATGTCTTTTTCTAAGTTTTTAAAAATTTTAACATTTTCAAACATTTTCAGAATGTTCTTGTTATACTTACTTATATTTCCTGTTTTGTCATAAACAACATTATCAATAACAAAAAGATTTTCGTTATCAGCTCTATTATTATGTTCTATTTCTATGAATTTAATATCTTTAGCATTATAAGCAATTTTATAAAGTTTGTTATTTTTTAAGTTTTTCTTCAAGAAATCAAAAAAAGCATAACCATTTAAAGTTAACACTTTTTTTGCTAAATCTCTAGTATTCTTTTCTTCAAACATATTAAGAAAATAATTAGTAAAAAACTTCCCTGTTATTACATCATATCCAATTAATGATTCTCCTTGAAAAAATATTAATCTATCACCATATTTAACTTCATTTAAACATGCTGGATTTGAAATAAATAACCCGCATATAAAAGCAAACTTTTTAACTTCTTTTTCATTAAAATTTTTATGCAAATCGCAAAATAAATCTGAATATAATTCACATAAATCTTTAAGAACATTAAGATTTAACTGAGCTATAGAATTAAACTTAATAGCAAAATATCTAAACTCAATAGCGTTTGTTTCAAATATAGGTTTTCTTATGTTTTTATTTGTTCTTATATAAAGTGAATAACTAGATTTAGCTTTTTTTATTAATTTGTTTACACATTCATAAAATATTTTACTTCTCATTTAATCACAATCCTAACAACATATTATTTTTATCATTGATTTCATCATATTTTTCCTTATTTTTCATAATTTCTTTTATAAAACAACTAATGTTAAACTTTTTATATTTTTCATATATTTCTATATATTCTACAAAGTTAAGTGTATATACTTTGTTTTTTATTTTAATAAAAATAAAATTTCCATTTTGACTTTCTTGAATTCTGGAAAAATATTCTATATCAAACATATTTTTTAACTGTACATCATTTATTTCTAAAGGCACTATACCCAATCTTGTTTTATAGAATTTAGTATTTGTTACTTTTTTTAAAGTCCACAAATTAAATAATTCATTAGTCCATTCATTCCATAAGCATATTTGATTATTATATGTTAAAAATTCATATTTAAAATTAATAGAACTAATTAGTTTCATACTTCTATCAAGAAACCAAACTCTATATTCATCTTTTTCATTATATTCAAGAGCATATATTTTTCTTTTTGTTCCTGGAAGTTTATTTAAACTAAGATAATATTGAACATCTTCTTTTAATATTTTATACATATCTTTTGTTTTAAATACTTTAACTTCATTCATATCTTTATATATGAATTTATTTTTATCACAAATAGCATAATAATCATTAATTCTTATTTTCTTTTCGTTTTTTAACTCAGTAAAAACTTTTATTTGTTTGTTTTTCATAAGTTTTAAGTTTTCCTTTTTAAAAAACAAAATATTTGCCTGAATTCTTTCGTTTATTATAAAAGTTTTTTCATTATAAAATATTTTAATACTTCTGAAATCTATTCCTATTGAATGATTAACTCCATCTAGTTTAAAATTTAAAAGAATGCTCATGTTATCACAAATTTCATAATGAATTTCTGTTATCATCAATCTTATTTCAGATAATTTAGTTAAAAATAAAAATAACTTGCAGAAAGCTTCATTATTGATAAAAAATTTATTTTTCCTTTTTAATATTTGGAAATCGTTAACAGCATCTCTTAATACTAAATACATTATTTGATGGTTATTTTTTAAATATTTTTTTAAATTTCCAATATTATATTCCCCAGTAAATTCTTTTATTAAATTTATTTTTCTCATTTCATTTAATATTTTTTCTATATTCTTTCTGTAAGTTATATAATCCATATTATTATAATCCTTCCATCATAGCGATGACGTCCTGGTAATTTACCCATTCATCAAAGTTTTTTCTGACGTTTTTCAACATTTTAGTTTTATCTTTATTATAGAATTCATCTCCTACTTTTACTATACCAAGTACTCCTTTACAGAATACTACTATATTATCATTTTCTTCTGTTCCTGTTTTTACAGCTCCATTTTTTGCTAACATATAAAATCTACCTATATATTTTTCTGAACTAGTGTAATAATTCATATTTCTTTTTGGTTTAACTTCTTTAATTTTAATTTCATTTCTTAAATTAAAATCGTTATATTTTACTAAATTAGTTTCCGAATTATTTACTATTTCATCAACTCTATCTGATACTAATAATTTAGATATTTTATTGTTTACTACATAAACAGAAGAACAATTATTAAATTCATATTCGTTTTTATATTCAAAATTCATTACTGTTTCATAATTACGTTCCATTATAGTAAACGTTTTTTTTTTAAGTATTTTAAATTCAAGTTTATCTAATAATTTAATATTATTTTCAAAAGAACTTTTAAAATTGTTTCTATATAGTGAGAAGCCATCATCATTAACTTCAACAAAATATAAATATTTTTCTGTACATTTTACGATATACTGGTCTTTTTTAAAACACAAATGCGCCGGCGGAGAAACTCTTCTTTTTTTCTTAACTTGTTTTTTGTGTCCAGGTCTAAAAAACTTAACTTTTTCTTCTTCATAATCAAGATTTATTTCATAGAAAAAATTAGTATAAAAATCTGGAAATCTTAAATCTCTTATTCTACGACATCTTTGTGCTTTTGTGAAAATCATATTTTCTATATCATATTCTATTAATAAATCATCTTTATGATATCTTAATAGACTACTAACATTAATTGATTTATTTATATTATTTTTTTTATCATATTGTTTATTAATCATTTTAAAACCTTGTGAAATTAAAAATATTATAAACATTACTTGTTTTGTTTTTACAAAACCACTATTAATAAAATCACTATTGTAATTAAAAGTTCTTTCTAGTGTTTTTTTTATTTCTGTTATTTCTTCATTATTTTTTCTTTGATAATAAGAACCCTTATCTCTTGCAAAAGTTATACGGCACTTATATCTATGGTAAAAAGAAAAATCCAAGATGTTACCATTTTTTTTACAATCAATACTATCACTTATAAAAGTTGTTTTACTAAATATATATTTATCAGTAACAGTATTGTAATTATCAATAGTTAAGTTTTTCTTTTTCCAATTACTATACATATCCATTAATTCTTTTAATACTTTCTTATTTACAAACACACTGTACTCCTCCTAAATGTTAATCGTTAACATTAAATTTTCATTTTCCATTTCTAAATTTTCGTTAGAAATTCTTTCAAATTTATAAAAATATCTAGATGCTAAGTTTCTAGTTAAACCATATATAGTACCATCTCTATATATCAGTATCTCATTTTCTGTATAAGCTACAGGAAAGTTATTTTTCTTTTTGATTATATTTTTTACTAATTCTAAAGACATTATTTCAAATACTTTATTTGTTATAAATTTATTTTTAATAAAGTAAAACTTATCATCTCTTTCTATTACATATTCACTTCTATTCATTCTTGTTTTTTCCATATTATAGTCATTAATAAGAATTATATTTGATTTTAAAACTTCTTTATCATTTAAAACTGTAGCTGTATTATAAAAACGTTCTTTTGAATTATTGTCTTTAACTAAAAATAATTTTCCATCATATTCATAACCTAAATGAGCTGTGGTATTTGGATTATAATATTTGTTTATTGTACTTTTTTTAAAGTTTAAATAATATAAATCTCCATTACAAACAAAAGTAATTGATTTTGAACTTATTTTGCAAAGAATATCTATACCGTGTTCTAAGAAATAACTTAAATCCATCTTTTTTGTTTTTTTAAGTACATAATTATAAATATAAAAATAATCTTTACAAAGAAGTACTGCATCATTATTTGACATTATATAAATTTTAACTTCTTTATCTTTATTTTTCTTTATAAAACTTGAATCTACACCGCTAAGTTCTTTTACATTTACTCCAGGTTTTATATCACCTATAGTTTTTATTTCTTCAAAAGGTTTTATATTTTTTAGTTTTAAATCAGAAGAAAAGAAAAAAGTATAACCTTTATATTCAAGTACATAAAATCCTTTTCTTTGAAAAAAATCAATGTTTTCGTCATCCATACGTGACTTTTTATAAATATCAAGAGCTAGTTCGTTCATTCTTCTTTTAGTATTTAACACTACATAAATATCTAATAGATATTCTATATCTTCTATTAATTCTGTTTTATGACTATCTATTTCAAATCTGAAGTTATCAATGTAAAAAATAACTTTATTTTTTTTTTCATCTTCTACTTTTTCAATAGGTCTACAGTTTACTTTTCTTATATTTAAACTTTTTTTAAATTCTTTAAAGTCTTTTGCAAACTCTAACCATACTGACCACTTTTCTCCAGAAAACACACTGTACCTCCTTAAAAAATTATAAATTTACAAAGAATAAATTATTATTATTCTCTTCCAATAAAATTTCTCTATCTATTTTATAAAGTTCTTTTGGATTATTTTTACTTAAGAAATCAGAACTTAATAAAAATATTTCATTACAAATTTTATAAAAATATAAACTACCAACACAATCATTTTCATAGATTGCAAATAATGCTACTTTTTTATTAATAGAATCTTCTTCAAAATCACTAACTACTTCTATATTGTTTTTTATTTTAGCGTTATTTTTAAGTAAGTATAATATTTCCTTATGTATTAAAGCAACATCTTTAGACATATCTGTTTTTCCTACAAATACATTTTTATTAGAAAAATCAAAAAAATCTTTTTCTTTTTTAAAATCATAAAAACAATTATTCCCAGAATAAAAATCAAAATTTATTCCATTTTTAAATACTTTTATATTAGATAAGTCTTTAGTTTCTTTTTCATAAATTTTATCTTCAATAAAGAAATAATATTTTTCTTCACTTCTAAGATATACTAAATCTGTATTATATAAACCTATATCAATAATATTTCTTTTATTTTCTTTTATTTCTCTATAAGCTTTTTTTATATTCTGTGCTTTAATGTTTTTATGAATAGAAATATTTTTTTTTGCATAAGGTGTATTCATTATAACTATATCTTTATTTTTAAATATAACCATTGTATCTGAACGTCCGTCATATACATATTCTAGTTCTTCGTTTGCAAATTCTTTAAATTTGCTTTTAAAATAATCTTTCATTAATTGACCATACGTTTCAGCACATTTTGGATTTAATAAATAAAAAAACTTACCGGTTCTTAAATCCAAAGCATATTTAAAAGCTTTTGGAAATACATTTTTATTTTTAGTTATAGCAAAACTAAATATTCTTAGTTTATTATCTACATTATTACTTTTAAAACCTTTTAGTCTAATAAATACTTTAAACATTAAAGGTTTTATTTTATTAACAGATGTTCCATATTCCATAGTTTTAATGAAAGTGTTACGCTTGTTTGCACTATCTGCATAAAAAATAATTTTTTTCTTACCGAAATGATAAATTACTTTATCTTCGAATTCTTTGTTTATTCCGTATTCAAAACTATCATTGTTTTCTATCTTACAGTTTTCTGATAGCCAAGTTCTAAATTCTCTTAATAGAATTCTTAATTTTTCAGCGTCTTTAAAACTTAATTTATCAAAATAATTCATTTTTTCACCCTTTTTCCTCTCGCAATCTCTGTGCTTGTGTGAATGCGTATAATTTTTAAAAAACAAATACTCCTATCCCGCGTGCACCAATCGCTTTTCTAAATAGAAAAGGGGTGCCTTAAAAAAAAATCTAGCTCGACTACTATTCCAAAGGAGGTAGAAATAGTAGTCAAAGCTAGGGCTGATATTATCTTAAATCTTCCTGATAGACTTTAAGTATAAATCTACCATCAGATATCTTAGCAATCCTAAAGAAGAAAATGTCTTCTTTATCGTTAATAAGAAATCTATCTTGAAGTTCAAGACATTCCTCAATACTGTTTTTTTCAATTTCATCAATAAATAACATTTTCTTCATTAAAATCACTTTCCTTTCTTATTTTTTGTTATTTTTTTGTTTCCATAATTATATATTTAAGGAGGTATCGGGTATACCATAATAGGAGGTGATTATAGTATACCCAGTTTAAGCCAGAGGAGGTGGCTAACTTAAACATATAATAACAGAAACAAAACATTTTTATTCTAATCGTACCTTTAAGAGGAGGTTGAACCGACGTGAGATGAGGAGGTAAACTCACATCGGTTCTAATTATGTGGAAGAAGAAATCCACGTACCCTTAACTTGAGAGTGAGGGAATTAAGGGTACAATTAGAATAAAAATTGGGTATAGATGTAAAAACACCTATACCCTTATTTATTTTATGCCCAATCTTCTAATGCTGTATCTAATTCTGTATCAGCATTTTCTACTTGTTCTTTGCTAGGTGCTGGTATTACATCGAATGTAATTAACCATTCGTGAGTGATAAATTTCTTATCAACAGCGTCATAGCATAATGAGAAAAATCTTACTCTAACTAATGGTTCAAGAGTAATTTCGTTTTCTTCAGTAGAGATAACAACCGCTACACAAGAATTAGAAGACATTATAGATTTTCTTTCTCCAGATAGATAAGCTTGAATATCTTCTTCTGTATATGAAACTACAGGATACTCAAAAAATCTTATTCCAGACATTAATTGACTTCCGTTCCAAGCTTGAGCTACTTTAGAACCATTATAAAGAGTTCTAATCTTTTCTCTTCTATTTAACTTTAATGTTTTTCCGTCTCCAATTATATCTTTAATATAATCTTTAACTTTAGAACCTAAATTTTTATAGAATGTAACATAACATTCTTTTTCTAATTTAACTAATTCTGCAAATTCATCAGTATCAGTTTGTTTAGAACTTCTTAAATAGTTTAGTCTTGCAACCATTTTAGGGTCCATAACCCCAAAATCTTTTACTAAATCATTTAATTTATCTTCATATTGTTTAGCACTAGTTGTGTTACCAGAAGCTGTTATTCTATTAATCATTCCAATTAAGTTATTATATTCTTTATAGTTTACTCCAAATATTTTTTTTTCCATTAAAAATCACCTATTCCTTTTTTTAAAATTTTAATTTAATATAATATAATTTCCAAACATTACGGTACAGTTCTACCAGAGTAACTATCTACTCTTTAAATTAAACAACACTAATAATTATTCTTCTTCAGTTTCATCTTCAATATAGTCTTCTATGCCTAATTCAGTGATTAACTCTTCATCAGAATAATCTTTTTCCAATTCCTTGGATAAATTTTTACCGAACTTATACAATGCGGAAGCTCCAGCACCATACATCATTAGTTCACCAGCTTTTCCTACCCAGTCATCGATGCCTACAGCACCTAAACCTACAGCTCCAGCTGGATTATCCAAATCTAACATATTACTTGCAATACTTAAACCTACACCAGTTATTGCTAACTTGGTTTCAGTTTTAAGGTCCTTTAAAGTCTTGGTAGTTGCTACCACAACTTTTGCACCTATTTTAGATGCGTCGTCCAAACTCTTACTTCCAAGAGCTCCAAGTAAGTTACCAGCTGTCAATTTCTTTGCCATTAAATACACCTCTCTTTCAATATATAACATAAAATAAAATATTACCAAAATTCAGAAGACTGTTTGTATATGGGGACAAACAGTTAAAACCCACTTCGCACGTTGGCAACTGCTTTTATTACACGGCATTGCCTTACCGTAAATCAAATCGCACCCAATTACGTGTGCTTTAATGTTACTAAGGTTACACCTGTTCACATCAAAACATCTTATTATACGCACGCACGTATAATTTTATTTATTCTTTACACAAGAATTGGGGAACTTGTGCTTTAATTATTTTAATGTTTTTTTTAAAAACTAGAAAAAACAAAAAAATAAAAAAGAAAAAAGAATAAATATTCATAGAGCGTTCCAGTGCTGAGTGCCTGAAGCGGATGTCAAAGACGGAGCGAAGATAAGCACGAAGCTGTCGAACGTTTCCGACTGGATGCCAAAGGCGAAGGGAGAAAAGAAACGTGAGACGAAACAAAGCTTTCTTCGACGTATGCCAAGGGCGAAGGAGAAGAAAGACTACCTATTGTTTTAAAAAAATAGAAGAACTAAGTGTAAGCTAAGTGAACAGAAAGTGAAGTGAGTGAGTGAATGAGTAAAAAAAAGAGAGAAGGGATAAACCCTCCTCTTAAACTAAGTAAACTAGAACAGAATAAGAACAAAATAAGCAAATAAAGATGAAACCAAGAATATCCAGTTTTTTCAAAGCAATCACACTCCTAGAATAAAATGAGATAAAATACAGCTAACAGCAAGAATAACTAAGTAAACAAAGAATTTATCAATAAGCATAGAACCTCCTTATAAGAAAAAGCCAAGAATAAATAAACCAAGTAAAACAGTACCAAGTCCGAACTGATTTACTAGAAAACAAAGTACGCTGAACACAAATAGAGAATAGAAATATCCGTTTTTCATTATTTATCACCTCCTAACAATCTAAATATTATATAAATCATTACTCCTACTACAACTGCTGGTAGGAAAGTGACTTGTGGTGCTGTTAAAACACCCCAAGCAAGTATTCCAAATAAAACATACATTACACCTCTTAAACTCATATTAACACACTCCTTTCACAACGCTAACAGCGTCTGTTAAATCTTTTGTTATGTCTTTAACTGTTAGGTAACTATCACAATATAAGTCTATGTCAAGCATATAATTATCAACATTGTCTAATAATGTATCTTTATTTTGTATAAGTTGATAACTGTTCATATCTTTGTAATCCAAAGCACTAGGAACACCTAGTTTAACCATACAATCTCTCAAATCTTTCATAGCGTTTCTTAAATTTTTCTTACTCATAAATATCACTCCTTTTAATTTAAAATATAATATAAATTAGTCCTTATGGAAACCTAAATCAGCCATATTAGCTGAACCAGGTATCCACTTTAATTCTAAAGGTGAACTTGCTCTTAAATCAGTTAAATACTTCAACATCTTTACAGTACTTTCGTTCTTAACCTTAATAATTCCATTGCTCCAATACTTAATGACAAGCTCGCTATCACCAAGTATTGTTTTAACTTCTGGTAGCATATTAGCAATCTTATATGCAAGAATGCAACCTAATGCCTCACCATAGTTATTAGTGAAGTTCTTAGGTAATTGAACATTACCAAAATCATTAACAATAAATCCATATCTGTTGCATAAATCAATAAAACTACTATTACTAGCAATCTTGTTGATAAGTGAGTTTCCAAGACTATCTGTTACTCTTACTTCAACTCCGATACCTCTACCAGTACCAGCGTCAAAGTATATAATACCAGGGTCATTAACTTTTTCTGCAACTTCTTCGAAAGTAGTTTTAACAGAAAGGTTTTCCATAATCCAAGATTTTGCCTCTTGTTCAGAAGCAAATTTCTTGTATTTAACTCCACTTTTACCTTTGACAAAATTAGAACAATCGTCCCAATTATCAAATATCTTGCTTTCACCATTAAAAACTACAGCATATAATTTTATTTTATCCATATATAACACTCTCCTTTTTCAATTAAACAAAATATTAATTCCAATCAGAACTTTCAGGATTAAGAAAAGCCTCAATCTCTTCTTTACTAAATCTATCAGCTTGATAGTCCTTAAAGAAGTCTACTCCAAGACAAAGCATATCTTCTTTAACGCTATTATAGTCAACACTGTTTTGAATAGCCTCATAAACTGAAGGCATATATATTTGGAAACCGTCTACACTTTGGTGATATAGACAGTTAATTTTCTTTTTAGAAACATAACTGTTATTATCGTGCATTGGTTGCCAAAAGAAATATTCGAAGATAACTAGATGTTCTCCGAAACTGTGAACCTTTTCTCCAGTTTCATTATCTATGATAAATAACTCCCAATCTCTTTTTCTGTTTTCAGCTAAGTCTTCGATTTTAAGTTTAGCTATTTCTTCAACAGTCAAAGAGATTTCTTTATCTTCAATTATACAGTCAAGTTCCATAAGTCCGTCTATTAGTAGAGCGTTAACATTATCTCTACTACAAGAAGTACCAGCTATTACATCTGGTTCAAAGGCTACTTGCCATTTGTCGCCAGCTTTATTTGTATACACTTGATGCTTTGTTTTGATACTTCTAAGAAATTTTGTAAAATTATCCTTTTCATTTTCCTTGTCAAATACCATAGCACACATAATAGTGTACTTGTCTTCAACAATACCAGTTATAGAGCCTTTGTCTCTATAAGAACCTATCATCTTAGAACCAAGAGAAGCTACTCTTAGTTCGTTTGTTTCAGAATTAACAAGAGTTTCACTCTTATTAATAAATCCACTAGAAACTACGAAACTATCAACTGCATTTGGATATATTCCATATTGCTCAAGTTCCACTCCCCATAAATCACACTTAACAACTAAGCTAGGAATTACCACTTGATTAAGTTTATCATTTAAAGTACTCATATATAACACTCTCCTCTTTTTATTTAAATAAATAACAATAATAATAATAATATAAACAAACATACAACCACTAAAAGAAATTAATCTTCTAGTGGTTCAATATAACAATACCCAAGATGATGCCATTTTTCAGCATATGCATAGCATTCATCATATGTTCCGACAAAATATAAGTCATTATCATCCCAAATATTGCATTCAGTTACATATAATCCGTATTTCATATAAAATCACTCCTTTTTTAATCAGTATGTTCTGATAACATACTATAATAAATATAATACACAATAAAATAAGGCTAAAACCATTTTTAACAATAAAACAAAAGTTTAGCCTTAAAAACCATAAAATTAACAAAAAACTTTTTCTTTTAATACCAATGCAAAACAAAAATTATTCCGCCGGCGAATTTTTTTATCACCAAAGCGAAATAAAAACTGTTCTGAAACAAAACAAACTAGAATTCAAATAAAGGTTCAACCTCACAACCTGTTTGTTCAACTAGCCATTCTTCGATTATAGATAAATCTACTTTTGGCTCAAATAAAAAATGACGATTAACTAATGCAAAATTGTGATTTGTGTAAAAATCGTCTTTAAATATTAAATCTGCTAATACTTCACAATCTTTTTCGTTTTCAGCCTCAATCAACACTGCTCCGTCATACATTCTAACCATTCTCATAATATCAACTCTCCTTTTTTAATTAAACAAAAATATAAAATAAGCAAAAAAGACAGTTTATAGACTTGTCTAGGTCTAACAAAACTAAAATTCATTTTCTAAGAAATATAAGTATTGGTCTTTAGTACCGTAGAAATATGAACCAGAAAGATTTCTAGCACCATTTTTAACAATATTTTCATTTACAGGCAAGTCATCATTGTTGATATCGAAATAAATAGTGCTTTGTGTTCCATTATCTTCAAATGTTAATATACCCAAAACCATTAAACTCTCAAATTGGTCTTCATCTACCCAGTCTTTTAATCTCCAGAATTTTTGAACTTGTTTCTTCATAACATCATCTCCTTTTATTAAATAATAACCAGTGCATAAGTTCTTCTTGATGTATTTATCACAATCACCAAGAGAACCACTAAATAACAAAATATCTTCCACATATAGTTTATACATAACAATCTCCTTTCAGAAAAACAAGAGTTTAAAGTTCCTGTCTTTCTGTTTTAATGTTTTAGATGTTTTCATTAAGCATTTCAACAAATCCAAAGTCATCACCTGGGATAAGTTTCATACATTCATTATAGAACTCATCATAAGTTCTAACAAAATACTTGCTGCTCTTAGAATAGATATCTTCTAGTTTGATGATTTGTATCTTATCTCCGTCACAATCACCAGCTAGATATCTGTCAAGCATATCAGGACTTACTCTTATTTGATTAGGAGTAAATCCTACAACCTTAAGAACAACTACAATGTTTTGTATAGGGTCACGTGTTACCATAACGTAATCCCCTATTTTCAAACCACTCCATTCTGGTACAAGTATCTCGTCGATACCTCTACTATGAGTAAGAGCTACTCCAGAAATTCCGTGAAATTCAAATAAGAATTTCTTTGAAAATCTTTTACTGAACAATCTTTTAGCGATGTCTAGTCTAAGAATATATAATTTAGTATAGAAGTTTTCAAACGCCTTTTCTTTGGCTGTTTTGTCTTCTAACTTAACTAAATCATAATATAATCCAGCTAGTTCTCCTAGCTTTCTACTAAAAGATATTTCACCGTGTGGGACAGCTATGATACTAGTCTCTCCATCACTGTTTACTATCTTTAAACATCTCTTACTAAACAAGAATTTTTCTTGTAACTTAGAAAGTTCTCCTTGTGGAAAACTCTTCAAAATGTTAACGTCGAATTCACTCCAGTTTTCTGAAGCTTTTAATTTTAATTTATGACACTCACTAGCAAGTAAACCTCCTTTACCAAATCTTAAGTCCTGAAAAAGAAAATTACTATTCATATTTATACCTCCTCAAATATTAAACACATTAATTATAAAACACAACAAAACAAACAACCAAGAGACTTACTCTTTAACAGTAAATCTCTTTTTATATTGAAATGGAGAAACAAGGTCGCAAGTATCTTTGATAGTAGCACTATTATCCCTTTTTGCTGATGTTTTAATAAAGCAAGGATAAATAGTTGTCTTTATGATATTAGCTACATCAAAGACATCTTCATTAGCCTTTTCACTTCTAACCATTTCAAATACCCCAGCATTTTTACGGATGTAATAGTTCTTAGCTACTTTACATCTCTTTCCTGGAGCTGAAGTACTACCTGTTATAATATCAATACCCTTAATTCCGTGTACTGATACTAGTTCAGCATAAGATAAATCAAGCTGAATATTATTTTCTAACAAGAACTTACCTACTTCGCTCTTGTTATTATCAACCCACATAATTGGAGTTTTGTTCACTTCACTCCAAGAATATTCCTTTGCATTTCTCAAAGTTCTAGTAATATTAGCTTGAACAGCCTTAATTAAACCGCCTTGACTTCTTTTCATCATTCCAATAAAGAAGTCTTTACTATAGCTTTTCTTAGCACTAGTCATCAATCCTTGTTTAATCAAGAATTGGTATGGATGCACTAGTTTCAATATCTCATCAGTACCATTAGCATACTCAATAAGGTTCAATGGCATATAAGCCATACTGTAAAGATTTCCATTTACTTTACAGCTAAGAACCTTGTCGATAAATGGTAATTCCATACTAAAGCTACATAATTCTTCGTTACTACTAAACTTAACCAATAGCTTTGTACCACTAACTCTTTGAAGTAAAGTCATTTCTTCTACTTCTAAGTTATATTCAGATACAGCATTTTCAAACTCAGATTTAAACATATCAACCTGAGCCTTAGAAACAGCCTTACGTGATAACAATTTATCTTTTTCATCTTCAGATATACTATCACCAGCTAATTCACCTTTTAATAATTCTAACTCATCTTCTGACATAATAACTGGCTCATAAGAAAACTCAGTTTCTTTAGCCATATCAAAATCTTTATTAACTCCAGTGATACACACTGGATGTGCCAAAATACGAAGTTCTTTACTGAATTTCTTGTAAAGCTCACCCTCACCAAGGAAACGATATCCCTTGTGAGCTTTTCTAAGTCTTGCGACTTTTACACAAGACTTAAGTAATTCAACTTGAACATCATTTAAAACATTTACGTTATTAGACATATATAACAACCTCCTCAAAAATATAAACACAATAATATAAACAAAACAAAAAAAGCCTTTTAATGTCTTGCTTATGACAATAAAACAAAATTAATTCTTGCTAATTATTTCTTCTGGATACTTTTCACGCATTAATTTATATGCGTTATCAAAATCTTTCTTAAGAGTATCCAAACTTAAAATATTTTCAAAATCTTCAGTGAAATAATAGCAAATTTCATAATAACTACAACTAAAAAGTCCATTATTATCTTCAAACTCTTCATAGAACTTATCCAATAGTTCTTTATTATTTATAACAAAATCAATAGGATACCAGCCAAGATTAGCTTTTAATTTCTTGTAAGTGTTATATATATATTCACACCACTTATCATCCTCTATTTTATAATAATTACCAGTTACAAACATATCTTTAAGACAACCGTCACGTAAATTATGAATGAAATCAAATAATCCGCCTGTTCCATATTCTTTGTGACAATAAAATATACTTTCTTCTTTTTCAATAGCCTCTTTTAATCTAATAAAACAACTTTTCAAGTCAACAAATGTTTCATCTATTAACCAATCAGTCATTATATTAATATACTCTAAGAAAGATTTAACATTTATTTCCAAGTAATAACTACTTCTAGTAAACTTGTATTCATCTATTAAACAACTACCTACTTCATTTAAGTCCTTTATAACAAAATCATAATTATCTATTAACCAAGACAGTTTTTTAATTATGTATTTCTTTCTACTATGAGTTCTAAAGTCTTCTCTGTTTTCTTTATTATAAACACCTTTTAAAAATTCATTATATTTTTTCATATTAAATCAACTCCTTTTAAAATTAAGCTAACACATAATCAATATTAAGTTCTTCACATACTTCTTTAACACAATCCATATACATATTGACATTTATCCATACAATATAAGGATTGTTAATACCATTATTAAAAATCTTAATAATTTTTCCTCTTCTTTTAACTTTAGCAATCTCTAGAGATTTACGAAGCATTTCTTTTACTTCGTATTTCTCTCTTTTCCTATAAAACACACATCCTTGATATGTATCATTGTGCATAGTTTCAGAAAAATCTAATAAACTATATGATGCATTCAAAGACAAAAACCATTGAGCTACAAAACAGTCAAATAAAGCAACATTAAAGTATTCTCCATAGAGATACTCTAACAATAAGTCCTTTATCTCTCCAGCAACAGTCCTATAATAATAATTATAGGCATACTTACTTAACTGTAACTCAAGCTTTTCTTTCTCTTTGAATATGATATGCAAGAGTTTATGTCCTTGATAATATCCTATTTCACAATCATATCCGACATTACATAAGAGTTTACACAAGTCATCAATCATATAATAACTTTTGTCTCTTACACTCTTGAAATAAATATTAATAAAGACAACATTACGCTCTTTATTGCTTTTGCAATAAACCATTCTAAAATTATCAAAACTAATGCTCATACTAACACCCCATTCTTGCTTTTTCAAAACAATAAAGAGCTCTTTCAAAGAACTCTTTTACATCAGCAACAGAACTATCACTAGCATATACACAAGCAATTAAACTTCTTATATTTCTAATAAAAGCTTTTCTTTCACTAAGAGCCATTACTCTCTTAAGTAATGTTCTATCTTCTCTAAGAATTCTTTTAATAAAATCAGTAGCCATTCTTTCTTCGGTTTTAAATATATTTTCCATATACAAACACTCTCCTTTTTATTTAAATAATATTAAACATAACAGAAAAACAAGAGTTTAAAAATACCCTTGTTTTCTGTTTTAAAACAAAATTAATCTTTAAAATATAAATCTTTTTGCCAAGAAATCCATTCTTTATCTTCTTGTCTTTCTTTTTCAGCAAGTTTCTTAGCCTTTAATTCTTCTAAATATTCAGCGTCTTCTTTAGAATGTATTTCCATATTCTTTCTAAGAACAACGCTGTTATATTCTTTAACCATTTCACTACTACAATGATAAAATACTCTTTTGTTACCAAAACTTTTGTCGTTGTCTTCACTATATCCAATTTTATATAATAAATTATCAAATCCATAATAGTCTTTCATTTCTTTTCTATTAATTATTATATCTTCAGTAACCCATTCTTCAGATAAATCAATAACAGACATAATATAATCTTTATCTCTATCATCAATCATTTCAAGAAAATCACTAATTCTAACTTTCTTAAATCTAGCTAATTTTCCATAAAAACTAAATAATTTATTTAAACCTTTATTGTATTTCGCATATAACATAAACATTACCTCCCATATCATATATCAACAATAAAATTACATTCAACAAGCCTATAATCGTCCACTTATGCTCCATAATAGTACATAAATGGACAACCTTTAGGCCATATCAAAAAAGCCTTTATTCCCAATCGTTTTCAACGACAGGAACATCAGCTACGTCATTAAGGATATCGCAAATAGCCATTTCTAGCTGTATTGGACTACCCTTGAATTTCTTAAGCTGACAAATCTTATACCACACGGCGTCCGACATTACTCCAGCTCCGTCGTGCTTGCTGTCCAAAGCCAGTTGTTGTAGCTTATTTCCCAGAATACGTGCTTGTATCATATCAACTCCAGCAATTCTGGCCATTTCAAGCAACCAGTTAGCAAAAGACCCACCTATTCCAGTACCCTCTTTTACGGCCTTTAAGTTCAAAGCACCGTAAAACCAGGCATTGTAATACCCAGAAATCTCTACATCATCATACTTAGCATTTTTCTTTCTGCTCTCAGAAATCATTTCACACAATTTCATAACCTCTTAAACCTCCCATAAAATCTAAACTTGCAAAGACAAGACTTTTCTTAGTAAAAAGGAAAAGCCTCATCTTTAACAATTACACATTCTTCTTCAGTACCAATAAAAAACGTACCCTCCGCTATCAACTCTGCAATGCCACAAGCGTCGCAATATTGCACACTCTCAAGCTTAAAGAACAGTTTAGCCTCTCCAGTATCAATACAAGAATATCCATTCATATCTCTTTCATCAACTGGAATAATTTTAAAATCAATCATAAAACCTCCCTTTAACTCCAGACTGGGTCAAAAAGCAACAATGAAACACACCAAGACAAGCCAAAACACAAGCAACACTAGAGCTAGTCTAAAGTTGAGTGCTTTTTTTAGTATAGATACAACGAAGTTGCATTGAAGATACAAGAGTTTAAGATAAAACTTTTAACTCTGAACTGGGTGTCTGAGTGACACTTTTCTACGCCGGCGGAGAAAACCAAAATATAAAATTAGCCAAATTAATACAAACCGTTGATACTAAAGGAAAAACTAATTTTTACTTTGAGTATCAAACTAATGACTTTTTAGTCTCTGATAAGAGATGAGTGTCACTTTTTACCCCCGTTGGAGTACAAAGAGTAAAAATTAAAAAGTGTTGATTTTAAAAGAAAAATTAATTTTGTACTAACACCAAGATTAATTTTCACACCCTATAGCTAAACCAAAAATCATTACTTTGATAATCAAACTAATTAAGCCTAACATCCCTATAGTGCTTATAAAAACAAAGCTACTATGCGTAAAATCATAAGTACAAGAGTTTTTATGATATTGACAAACACTATAGTAGCCTAATATATAAAAAATAAAATAACACCTAACACAAAAACACGCAAAAAATTAACACGCGATTTTATGCTAGTTAGTACTAGTTTAACCCCCAGTGTAGTATCAAAATAAAATAACACCTAAGAGTTAAAAACATAAAAACAAGAGCTTAAGCTTTAATGATTTTCACCAAGCTTTTTCCAAAAAAGCAAGAGCTTGAAGTCTTGTATTTATGCATAGTACAGACACTGAAGCTCTGAGACGGCGTTTAACACATTTTAAAGGGGTGAGCTATATAATTTACCTCTAACAAAAAATCACAAAGAGATATTTTTTTCCGCCGGCGAATTTTTTTGCTGAGCTTTAATGAAAACAGGTCTCTTTTTTTCTATTGAGCAAACTAGAGAATGCTTTAATGTTATATATCAGTGTCAATAGCCTGTCCCGAGATTAAACTTCTAAGGCGAAAGCCAGAGTAATCTATCAAGGGACAGGCGTGGAGGGGTCTAGGGGAACCTACGCTAAGTGGGTCCCCTAATTTTTAAATTGGAAGCTACTAGGAATTAACCTAGCAACTTCCAAAATAATTATTCAATTCTTTCAATTAGTTTAAAGGAATAACCTATTTCAACTAATTGTTCCTTAGAGAGAATTTCTCCCTCTTTAGGACGGCTATTTAACTTAAAGCAAACAGCTTTGTCTCCTATGTTATCCATAGAAGCTGTAATTCTATTTTCTTGGATATCCATACCAAGAATTTCAGATATAATTTGTGCTGTGGAACTATGTCCAATTGCACATTCAAAACCTTGTTGTAAAATTTCTTTAGCTTGTAAATCTGTAATAGAACTCATTTTATAAGTTCCATTATTTGTTATAATTGTAGTATTAAATAAATAGTTTTTCATAGTATACCTCCCAGTATAATAAAACACCTTATTTTTTCTTAATTTGGTAGTATAGGGCAACTACCTTTAATTTTTAAATATAAAAGAGTTTAGACAGTTTATAGTCTTGTCTAGGACTTAAAGCTTAAAATCTTTCATCCATTATAGAAACGTAGCTAACTTCAGGTAAAGACATATACTTTTCATATAAATTTTCACTTTCCGCTCTATTAACGTTGTTAAAATATTCTCTCATTCCGTTAACAAATTCTACAACAACACTAAACATACAAATCTTCTCCTTTTTTTATAAAACCCTATTTGCTCTTAAATTTGGTAGTATAGGGCAACTACCTTTATTATTATTTTATAAAGACAAGAGTTTAATATTTATACTGGTTAAACTCAATCCAGTTTAGATTATCAACTAGAATTCAATATCAAATTCAATAGCTGATAATCTATCAAGTTCAGCTTTGACTTCTTCTGCGTTAAAAGTCGAAGCCTTTTTAAGAGTAGATGCTACTTGTGTAGCACCTAAGAAAAGTTGTAGTCCAAAATTAAAATCTACAACATTGTTAATTAAACTATTATCAGTCAATTGACTAACAACAGTTTTTAAACCGTAACTAAAAGCTACGGCTTTTAACTTTTTAATAAGTTTTTCCTTATCTTTACCTATCGCTAGGTAAATTGCTGAAAGTTCAGTCGCAAGAGTATTATCAAACTCTTTAACTGTTTCAGTTAAGATACCAGTACAAACATTAATTGATTTCATATTTATCATCCTCCCTTATGAAATCACAAAACAACACAATAGGACAATACCACTTATTATCCTACAAATGCAAGAGCTTAAGAAAAAGGAAAATACAAACAAAAAAAATGCGGGCCGGAAAACCTAGCTTGATGGCTTGTATGGAGCGGGTATTCTTTTTTTTATATAATAATTAGAAAAGGCTTAAGTGTGTTTGTAGAAAAAATAAAAAGAGCTCAGGATTTCTCCTAAGCTCTGATTACTTTAGAATTCAATATCGAATTCTACTTTTTCAAGCCTTTCTAGTTCGGCTTTTATTTTCTCCTCATCAAACTTCTCAGCCTCATTAAGGATTTTCTTGACTAGCAAGATATCCTTAAATAGGTTGTATGCTACTGCCACATCGGCAATAGTGTTAATTATTGAGTTATCGGTGAAACTGCTGACAACCCCTTTTAGTAAAAGAGACATTACAGTAGATTTTACTCTCTTCCATATCTCTTTTTGATTGTTTCTACAAGCAAGTTCTAATCTTGTAAGCATAACAGAAATTTTGTTATCAAGTTCTTTTGCCAACTCAGTTGCAATACCTACAGTTACATTAATACTTTTCATCGTGTTCTCCTTTTTTTGTTGGCTTAACCCAACTTGTCTCTGCTTTTCTCGAAACGGCGAGAGAAAACCATTTTATTTTTTTGGTCTCATGACCTTCGAGAAGGCAAGAGCTTATATTATAATTATATATATTAGAAGTGACTTTAATGTGATACTTAGAAAAATAAAAAGAGCCTAGTATTTCTACTAGACTCTAGTTATTTCTTAGAATGGGAATTCATCATCCACTAATTGGATGCTGTCACATTCCCATTCTTCATCGTTTATCACCTCTCTTTCTTTGAAGATAGAATTGATTCTTTCTATCTCTCTATCTTCTTCCTCCTTTCTTAGTTTCAAACTTTGAAGCTCTTCTTTTAAGAAGTGTTTCACTTCTCTTTTGAATTCTAGAGTTTTTATTTCACTACCCATAAGGTAGTAAACAAGAAGTTCCTTCAAACAGAAGAAATCTTCAAATTGATTGAATAATTTCTCTGTTCTGAAAAATAAGTTATAAAGACTTTTATTTTTCTTTAAAACTTTTTCCACTCTTTTATTCATTGCTTCCCATTTTTCAAATACTGCCATTTTTTCCTCCTAATTTTACTAGCTTTACCTAGTTCGTTCCTACTTTTCTCGAAGTGGCTAGGACATTACCACTTTATTTTTGTGGTTTTACCATCGAAAGGACAAGAGCTTAATATATGTATATATTAAATAGAAAAGGCTTTAGAGAAATTAGAAAATAAAAAAATGAGTCCAGGATTTCTCCCAGACTCTTTTTTTTTAAAACTCAATGTCAAACTCTATTGCTGATAGCCTTTCTAATTCCTCCTTTATTTTGTCTTCATTAAAAGACTCTGCTTCGTTCAGAATCTTTTTAACTAATAAGACGTCCTTAAATATGTTATACGCTACAACAGTATCTGCTATAGCATTAACTATAGAATTATCAGTTAAAGATTCAACAGCACTCTTTAATAACAAAGATATGACTGTTGATTTAATCCTTTTCCAAATTTCCTCGTTGTGATTTCTACACGCCAATTCAAGACGTGTTAGCATAACAGAAACCTTGTTATCTAGTTCCTTTACTATTTCAGTCCCAAGCCCTACTAAAACATTTACTGTTTTCATAATTTTCCTCCTATTTTTGCTAGTTAAACTAGCTGCACTTATTGCTCTTATGGAAGTCAAGTGCAACTTCCGTTTTATTTGGTCGGTGACCATCGGAAAAGCAAGAGCTTTAATTATATTTATAAATATTAGAAAAGGCTTGAATAAAACAAAATATAAAAAAATAATGAGCCTAGACTCATATAGAATCTAGACTCATTATTTCTATTCTAATTCTTGCATTTCTTTTTCGAATAAGAAAGAGAACAGACATTCTCCTTCTTCACTTTCAAAAAAACTTTCTTTGAAAGTTAATTTTTGGTTGAACATCAACAATATGATGTTTTCTCCTTGTTTTTTAAAATTGCTTCTTTGAACTATTCCATTAGATAGTTCACAAGTAATCTTAATACCTCCATTTTTTAAATTTTTAGAACTAGATTTAACGATTGACAACATTTGACATCACCTCCTTTAAATTATTTTTTATTTAATGCAAATGTGTCGAAAAAGGAAGAGCTTGTTATATAGATATATAAATTAGAAAAGGCTTAAATGCGCCGGCGGAGAAAAAATAAAAGAGCCTACTCAATTGAGAGTAAGCTCTAATATTTATTTTGTTAGAAAATTGAATATGGTTCTACCATATCCTTTACCTAATATCACCTCCTTTGTTAAATAAACTTCAATTAGTTTATGATGTGAGAGCACATCTTTAAACTCTTTAAAGTTTATTTCTCTAATTTTCCCTCCTGTGTAAATGGTAACTTTCTTTAGAAGCAAATCTACTCCTATGAAAGTTTTGCTACTAAACGAACTATTTTTTATTTCTTCAGTAAACAAAGCTGGGTGCTCAACCCATTCAATATTTTCTGAACAAAAATAAATGAATAGTTTATTCTTCGTATTAAACTCACATTGTTTTGAAAACGAAGAAAATTTAGCAGAAGAAATTATACCATTACTTCTAGATAATAATTTAGCAAATTTAGATAGATTTACGAATAGTTTATATTCGTCTCCATCTTCTTTATTTTCGCTAACATAATAGTTAGACAAAAATACTATTTTATTATCCTTAACCACATTTGCCGAACAGTTTGTTGATTTTTTCATCTTTTTCTCCTCTGAGCTTTTTTTGAGAGCTCTAACTCGAATATTATTTTTGTTGTTTGTTTTTTATAGTTGACAAACAACTAAAAACAACGTATAATAAATTTAGTGTAAGAGAAATAAACTCTTAATTAAATGCTTAGTTTATTTATAAACATAAGTCAAAAGAATCAAAATGATTCTTTACTAAATATTTATAAACTCCAAGTGGTAGAACGGCGGTTGAAGCATTCCACATTGGAACTAAGATATAATTTGAGTAATATTTCAACTGTATCACCTCCTTTATAATTTTATAGTTGAATGTTCGAAGGAGTTTGAATGAATGAAGAGCTAAGTGTGATTTTGAGATTAGCTCTTTTTTTGTTTCGAGAGTGCAAGAGCTTAAATTATAAATATATTAATTAGAAGTGACTTGAATGAAAAAATAAAATAAAAAAATAGAGCCTAGTATTTCTACTAAGCTCTTGTTTTTTTCTACCACTCTACTATGTAAAGTAGTAGATTATTTTTCTTTGCTACCTCCTTTACTAATTCTAGATTATCTTTGTGCCAAGTGTTTGGCTTTCTTATTAAGATTCCGTAAGGTTTAGAACCAACTTTTAGGAATCCTTCAGAGTGAGAATCATATTCCTCCTTATCTTCAGATACTAAGTAATCAAACAAACTGCTCGATTCATAGTTATCGTAGTTAGGATTATCAATTAGGAATTTTCCTATTTCTATAGAGTAACAATCTCTATAGAATGCCTTCCTAATAGACATAGGAGAATATAAGAAACCAAGTTTACATCTATCATATAGATAGTCGTTGTTTTCTTTTGAACATTTTAATTCGATTTGTTCCAAGAAATCGACATTAAAAAATTCTCCTTCGTAACTTGTAAAAGAACTGTTAACATAAACATCAGCAGCTCTTTCTCTGTTTGAAGATAACTCGTGAATGATTGAATCTTTTAAAGAATATCTAATTCTTCCAAAAGCTCCCATCCATCTAACTGCAGAAAGATTTGGGTGAGCTATTTCAAATTCATACGTAGGAGATTCTATATATGATTTTGAAATCATTTTCAAGAACCAATCCCAACCAAATATAAAACTATCAAATAGCTTATAATGGTCGTCGAATTTTACCGCTAAGATAAAACCATGTTCATCTCCGCAGTCCTCCTCTTCATCCCAAAACAAAGAATAGTAGTCAACATCTGTTAATCTCATGTGAGTTTCTGTAAATTCATGGTCACATTTATAACCATAAGATTTTTCAATAACCCTTGAACTGTTAGTTACAATCCAAGAATCTGCTGCATACAATAATTCTCCATTCAACCAAGTACTTTTAATTAAGTTTCTCATTTCTTTTACCTTCATTTTAAACCTCCAGTTTATATTTAATTTCGAAGGAACAAGAGCTTATTATATATTTATATATATTAGATATGACTTGAATGTAGTATAAGAAAAAATAAAAAGAGTCCAGGATTCCTCCTAGACTCTAATTACTTTTAGAATGGAAATTCTTCATAAACTGCATCATGAAGCTCCTCTTCACTCACCTCCTTATAATATTGCATCTCCATATCAATCGCTATTATATTATGAATAGCTTTTAATATTGATTTCTTGATTTGAGTTTTAGTTGGATTCTTATATCCAAAGTTAAAACAAACTTCATAGGCAATACAACCTATTACATCCCACTTTGGATTAACTTCCATCTTTTCAACCAACTTGTTAACCTTGTTTAATAGAAACTTATCTGCTCTAATTAAACTTCCAACTTCACCTAAAACTACATAATAATCCATTTGTCTTGCCATTTTTTTCTCCTTTTTTTTTGTTGGCTTTATCCAACTTGCCTTCGCTTTTCTCGAAGTGGTGGAAGGAACCACCTTAGTATTGTTGTGGTCCTTGACCATCGAAGAGACAAGAGCTTATATGTATATATTAATTAGATGTGGCTTGTCTGTGTATGTCTGCTTATATTATAATTATATATAATAGAAAAGGCTTGAAATAAAAATCAATATAAAAAATAATAGCCCATCTCTAGTTAAACTAGAAATGAGCTATATTTTTACTTTTTGAGTTCATCAAAACTCTTGATGAATGCTTTCTCAACCTCCTCTCTTTCCTTCTCTATTTCAGAAATAATATATTCTATTATTTCCTCAACATTAAAGTCTTTCTTACTGAAACGATACTTGTTCCAGTCTAGGTAGTCGCATATTGCGATGACATCTTCATCGTCATCGAATAGGTTGAAAGTTATTTCGTTACATAACAAATTGATGCATGAGTTTATAACGAACTCTACAACTTTCTTACCTTCGAATATTTCAGTTATCATCCAAATTCCTACCATCTTCCCTATTAATTTATCAAACATTTTTCCTCCTTATGAGCTTTTCGAAGGAGCTCTCAACCTTTTTATTTTTTGAGTTTCACTTCGAAGAAGCAAGAGTTTAATATTAAATTATATATAATAGAAATGACTTATATGAATCATATAATAAACACCCGGGTACCTCGAAACTCATTGAGAGAACTAGGGGGTTGATATTGTGACTAGGTACTCACGTTGACTTGGTAAAACATAAAGGTACTCGTGTTGACTAAACGAATACCCGGTACCTCGAACTAATTTGAGATGTCTTGGGGTGTTGTTTTGTGGTTAAAAAAAAATATAAGTAAATTTTCTCCGCCGGCGCATTTTTTGATTGACTTTTGATATTTTATTTTGTATACTTATATTTGAGGTGAAAAAGATGATTAGTGTTTTAATTAGTGTTTATAATCGGTTTGAAGGATTACGTGTTACTTTAGACTGTATTAAAAGACAACAGTGTAATGTTGAATATGAAATAGTGTTGTGTGATGATGGTAGTAGTGGTCTTATTGAGTGGCTTAATGAAAATGGATATGAAGGAATTACTGTAGTGAGTCAAGAAGACTTAGGATTTAGACTTAGTAGAAACAGGAACAATGGAGTACGAGAAAGTCTTGGAGATTTTCTTATATTTCTAGACCAGGATTTTATAGTACCTGATGATTTTATACAGAGTGTATATGATAAGAGATGTGAGAGGAGTAAGATTTGTTTTTTATATTGTTATTTATCTGAAGAGACTAGTAAGAAGATTAGTGGTTCGGATTATGAATCTGTGTGTGATGTTGCTAGTGAAGATGAAGAATATAAGATGAAATGTAGGATACTGGATATGTTACTTAAACAAACACCTAGAAGATTTCCAGGATTATTTGCTTGTTATAAAAAAGATTTTATTGAGTATAATGGTTTTGATGAAGGATTTATAGGTTGGGGATTAGAAGATTTTGAATTTGATTTTCGTTGGTTAGAGTTTGGTGGTAGAAATATAGTGTACGACAAGGTGCTATTACACCTATTTCATCCTTATGATAATAGTAAGGGTGTAATTAGTGTTAATACTGAATATTATAACCAACGTTGTAATAGTGGAGACAAGGAAAGTAAATATGGTTTTTTTAACACATTAGGTGAAGATGAATATGAGGTGAAATATATATGAGTAAGTATGTTATAGAAAAGAATGATGGAAGTAAATATGAAGTGAATAGTCTTAGTGATTTTTGTAAAGAAGTTGGAATTACTGAGAGGTTGCTGAGATATACTAATCCTTTGCTTAAGGGAAAGAAAGGTCGTTACCAGGAGTGGCATAAAGGATATAGAATGCTAAGTAGTGAAGAAATAGAAAAGTGGAAAAAAGAAAAAGAAGCTGAGATAGAAGAACGTGTATTAGCTGAAACAGACTATATTACTAAAGAATACAAGAGGTTAAAAAAGAGTATACAAAGATTGCGTGATGAAAACACTGCATTGCGTGCAATAGAAAGACGTGAGTTTAGAGCGGAAGAAGAAATGCGTTCGTGGAAAGAAAGCATTAATGAATTAATACGTGGTAGTAGAGAAAATGTATGGATGGATTTTGATGAAACAGAAAGAGAAGAAGAAAAGTTATTAGGAAGAGAAGGAAAAAAGAATGTAGGTTTTCTTGTTCTTAGTGATTGGCATATAGGTAAGACTGTAGGATTAGATGGAAATCGTTTTGATTTCGAAGAAGCTCGTAAAAGATTGACGAGACTTAGCGTCCATGTGTGTAAATATCTTAAGCTTTATAATATCAGCACTCTACACATAGCGTTACTTGGAGATTTTATTCATGCTCAACATAGACGTGATATGAAAAGTGTTGCTCAGTTTGTAGAGATAGAAGCTGGTGTTTATTGTTATCATTTAATTAGAGAATTTATAGAGTCGTTCAGGTTTAGTTTGAATGACATTGTAATTAGTGGAGTAGTAGGAAATGAAAGTAGATTTGATTCTCACGAATTTCATACTAATATAAATAGTGAGGCTAAGAACTCTATAGATTATATGATATATGAAATGTTAAAAAGTAATTTTGAATTAATACCAGAAGTTACTTTTAATATTAATGGTTCTAATCTTTTTGAGAACGTGTTAAAAATAAACAATAATTTTAACATATTAGCAATACACGGAGATAAAATTAATCAAAGTAATATTGACAACGAAATAAGTAAGTTGAAGCTAAAGGTGTTTAATGAAAAACGTAAATATATAGATTATGTAGTTCTTGGACATATACATAGTACTCTTATTACTGATAAGTATGCTCGTAATGCTAGTTTAGTAGGAGCGGATGAATATGCAAGTAGAGGACTTAATATTCCAGAAAGTTATGTTAGTCAATTATTTGGAGTAGTATGTGATAAAGACATACACGTATTTAGCATTAGATTGGATAAATAAATCCAATCTTTTTTATTTTTACTATTTACAAATACAATATATTAGTGTATAATATACCTATCTTAAAAAAAGGAAGTGATTTTTAATGTTGTTAAGAAATATCAATATGATGTATTTCTCGTTTGAAACAAATTTACCTGAAGAAGCTAAAACAGGATTAGGTTGGGATGAGGTCGAAGCTCAGTTTGATGACATAATAATGTTATCGCAAGAAGGAGAAGATATTTATTTAAATATTGATTTTAACTCTGAAGGTGGAGATGTTCATTTAATGTTTATGATGCTTAATAGATTTAAACAATTAAAACAACTAGGAGTAAAAATAAATATTAATATATGTGGTCCTATAATTAGTGCTGGAGCATTCTTTTTATTGTTACTACTAGATAGAAATCTTTGTACTTTTAGTTATGATGATTTAAGTGAAAATTATATGTTATTTCATGAAGTTTATACTTTATTAGATTCTAATAAAATGAAAGATGATAAAGATTCTTTTTATGTAGCTAAAGAACATCTTGAAAAGATAAATTCAAAACTTTGTGATACAATACACAAATATATTCCTTTAACTAAAGAACAAAATTCAGACTTTAAAAAAGGTCGTGATGTAATAATTGATGTTAAAGATTTTATAAAAAAGGCAAAAGAATTAAAAAGACTACAAGATAAATTACCAAAGGATGTGTTATAATGATTAAAGTATATTCAAAAGAAAACTGCTCAAACTGTAATGAATTAAAATGGATGCTTACTAATAAAGGAATAGAATTCGAAGAAGTTCAAAACGAAAAAGAACTTATGATTGTTGGTTCTAAATCAAGAATTATGTCAGCTCCTATATTAGAAATAAATGAGAAATATTATAGTTTTCAAGATTTTAAAAATTTTCTTGACATTTTAAAATAAATAGTTTATAATGTTTTACATAGAAAGTTGGTTAGACATAAGCGTCGTTATGATGCTTATGTAAGCCATGAAATATATTTCTATATAAAACTTTAAGTAAGATGAAGTTCGAACAAAGCCTATACTCCTTGTATGTTCGTTATAGGTTTCAATCTTACAAGTGGCTTTTGCGCAAGGAATAAACGGAATAGAACATACGCCGTCCTAGTAAAAGTACAATATTGGAAGTTAGCTCAGTTGGTTAGAGCGTCTGACTGTTAATCAGAATGTCACGTGTTCAAATCACGTACTTCCAGCCATGGACGTATGGTATAATGGTTATTACAACCGACTGTCTATCGGTTAATCGGAGTTCAATTCTCCGTACGTCCGCCATATATCAAAGCGTAGTTCAGTTGGTAGAATGCATGTTTTGGGAACATGAGGTCATAGGTTCAAATCCTATCGCTTTGACCATAGAGAGTTGGCTGAATTGGTTAAAGCACCAGTCTTGAAAACTGGCGTCCATAAAAGGACTTACGGTTCGAATCCGTAACTCTCTGCCATGGTAGATTATGCTAATTGGTAAGCAAACAGTTTGCTAAACTGTCGTCGTAAGACTTTCAAGTTCGAACCTTGAATCTACCGCCATTACGTGCGTTTGTCCGAGTATTTAGGAGCTTGTCCGCAAAACAAGTTACATTGGTGAAATTCCAATAATGCACTCCATATATTGAGTTAGTTTAATTGTTAAAACATCAGTCTCCAAAACTGAAAGATTTTGGTTAGAATCCAAAACTCAATGCCAAAATATACATCTTTCCTTAGACTAGAAAAAATTCTAGTCTTTTTTTTATTTTTTTCTTGACTTTCTACACTTTATAGTTTATAATTGTATTATAACAAATAAAAGGACGTGATAATATGAAATTAAAAAAACCAGTAAAGGAAGATAAGTTTACTACTATTACTTTTAGAATAGAAAAAGATGTAATTGATTGGTTAACTTTTATTGCAGAAAAAAATGGATTGACTAGAACAGAAGTTTTAAGACAACTAATTAAAAGTCAATATACGGAAGAAATCGGAGATTATGATAAATAAGGAAGTGGTAAAAAAAGATATGTTTTTTCTATTTTAATCTTGACTTTTTTAAAGTAATGTTTTATAATAAACATATAATTAAAAAGGTGGTGATTAAAATGACTGATATTCAAAAAAACGAAATAGGGAAAATTTATGGTGATTTTAAAATAATTAAATTTGTTTTCAGAAAAAATAACAATAATTATTATTTGATAAAATGTTTAAAGTGTGGTTGTGAAAAAACAGTAGGAATAAATAATATTAAAAAGCAACAAAAAACAAATACATTGTTTCATAGTAAATTGAATTGTGACATTAAATATTATATATATGAATATTTAAATAAAGAATTTGGAGATTATAAAGTTGTAGGTTTTATAAAACATCATCATAGAGGATGGTTGTTTCAATTAAGGTGTAAGATTTGTGGTCACTATTATGTAGCAGATTTTAAATCTTTAGCCGATAATACATTTAATCATTCTTATAAAAATTGTGAAGAAGATTATTTAAAAAATTATAAAAATAAAACAATCGGAGATTTTAAATGTTTTTTTGCTAAAAGAGATAAACATTTAGCTTTTTATCTATATGGAAAATGTCTTGTGTGTAATACATATATTAAGATAGGAGAAAAATATTTTAAAGAAAATTTTCAACATAACTACAATAACATATGTATAAAATCATCAACTGGAGATTTTAAAGAAGAAATATTAAGACGGTTTCATAATATAAAAGAAAGATGTAATAACAAAAATAATACACATTATCATCAATATGGTGGAAGAGGTATAAGATGCGAATTCGAAGATTCTGTTTCATTTTATAATTTTGTTAAAGATGATTTTAAAATAAAAGCTAAAAAATATGGAGCTGAAAATATAGAATTTGATAGAATAAACAATAATGGCAATTATTCTAAAGATAATTTAAGAATAGTCACTAAAAGTATAAACGCTTATAATAAAGGTTGTTCTAAATTTTTTAAAATAACAAATGGTGAAAAAGTTATTTTAAGTAATTCTGCAAAAGCTGTTGCTGAAAAATACGGAGGCAACGAAAGAGCTTTAGGAAATATGGTTAGAAAAAAATCTAATTCTTGGAAAAGTGATGAATTTAAATGGCGTTTAACATATGTAGAAAATATGGAAAATGGAAAACTTTTCGAAGAAAGAATAAAAGAACTTAGTTTTGATATTGACGAAAAAATAATAGTTTGGGAGGAATAATGAAAGATTTGATAGAATTAAAAGATAGTGAAAATAAAATGATAACAAAAGGAGTTATGTATGGTTTTAAAAATGCTCTTAGAGTAAGTGGTTTTCCTATGATAATAGAAGATAAGGAAGAAACTGAAGAACAACTACTAAAAAGAGCTATGAAACTAGGAAATACACCAATTGGAGAAGGTCATGATAATTTTCTTAATGGAATAATAATTCAGTTTGATGGTGACTTTACTAACAAATTTACTGTAGAGTTTCAAAGATATCATCATAAAGATTATATTTCTTCGCAAAGTTTACAATTTACAGTGGCAAAAAGAGATGAAACTTTTTTTGATAAATTTACAACTCCAAAAGCAATAGATGCTTTTCTAGAAGCAAAAGAAGAATATTTGTCAAATAAGACTCAAGAAAACTATTTAAGACTTCTTATGTCAACGCCTAATGGGATGAAAATAAAAGCTGGTATTACAACAAATATGAGACAATTAAAAACAATGTATAAACAAAGAAGAACTCATAGATTACCTGAGTGGCAAGAGTTTTGCGATTGGTGTTTAACAATTCCTTATTTTAAAGAATTATGTAATATAAAAGAGGATTAAAATATGCCTATAAAAGTCAAACAAGGAGAATTAAGAAAAATAAAAATAATCAAACCTAAAACTAAAAAAATAAATGAGTTTAAAACTAATCTTTCAAAAGAAATTGTTGAAAAACTTGAACTCATTTTTAAAGATATTTAACTTGAAATTTTCCTCTAAAATGTTATAATTTATTAAAGTAAAAAACAACACAACATGGCTATTTTTCTGCACTCCAGGAAAGTAGCCTTTTATTAACTAGAAAGGACATGATTTTATGAAAAAAGTATTTAAACGTAACGGAACAGTTATGAATTTTGATAAAGAAAAAATAGAGAGAGCAATTAGTGCTGCATATAAATCTCTACCTAAAGAACCTAATTTAGAATTAATAAATAAAATTTCACATCAAATAGAAGAAATAAATAAAGATTTACCAGTAGAAGAAATACAAGATATAGTTGTAAAAAAACTAATGAGTTCTTCTGATAAAGATGTAGCTATGGCATATCAAAGTTATAGAACATTAAAAGAAGATTTAAGAAATAAAGAACAGAGTATTTATAAAAAAATATCCAACCTAGTAGATGCTAATGATTCTAGTATACTAAATGAAAATGCAAACAAAGATGCTAAAACTATTTCAGTTCAAAGAGATTTACTTGCTGGAATAAGTTCAAAAGAATTTTATTTAAATAAAGTATTGCCTAAACATTTAGCAGAAGCTCATATAAAAGGAGAATTACATATACATGATTTAGATTATCTTGTTTTCCAAATTACCAATTGTGAATTAATAAATATAGAAAATATGTTGAAAGGTGGATGTAAAATTGGTAATGCTCTTATGTCAGAACCAAACTCTGTAGAAGTAGCTGTTGGACATATAGTACAAATAGTAGCTTCTGTTTCATCAAATACTTTTGGAGGGTGTACAGTTCCTTATTTAGATAGAACATTAGTTCCTTATATTAAAAAAAGTTTTAAAAAACATTATCTTAATGGATTAAAATATATTTCTGGAATAGAAGAATGTGATTTAGAAGTAATAGAACATGATAATGAAGAATGTCAAAAAAGATATCCTAAAGCTTATAAGTATGCTTGTGATATGACGGAAGAATCAGTTAAACAAGCAATGCAAGGATTAGAGTACGAAATTAACTCATTATCAACGGTAAATGGACAGACTCCATTTACTACAGTAAGTATAGGAACTGAAATATCTTGGGAAGGAAAATTAGTTCAAAAATATGTTTTAAAAACAAGAATGGCTGGTTTTGGTCCTAAAAAAGAAACAGCTATATTTCCTAAAATAGTTTATACAATGTGGGAAGGTCATAACTTTAACGAAGAAGACCCTAACTATGATATATCATTATTAGCATTTGAGTGTATGACTAAATCAATTTATCCTGACATCTTATTCCCTAGTGATTTAGAAATAAAAGAGAACGCAATCGTCGTACCTATGGGTCAATAAAAACGGCCCAACAATTCTGAACTCATATTAAAGAGGTGTCTTATATTTTATATATAAGGCTAACGGTTTCCCCCTTAGTAATAAGTTTAATTATAGGGATATAATTGGGGATGTAAGCGAGCCTAAGTCCTAATTTTAGGATATGGTAATACCGTGCTAAAACTAAAATTATCTTTCAAAAGGAAAGGTGATTTAAAATGATAATTAAAAAAATGGAAGATTGGCCTTACTCTGTAACAGAGGATGGACAAGTTTTAAATAAAAATAACAAACCTATGTGTCAATGGACTGATAATGTTGGTTATAAACAATGTAATTTATATAAAGATGGTAAAAAGAAATATGTTAGAGTACATAGACTTGTAGCGGAATTATTTGTTCCAAATCCAAATAATTTACCTCAAGTTAATCATATAGATGGAAATAAATTAAACAACCATTATACTAATCTTGAATGGGTTAATAATTCACAGAATACAAAACATGCTTTTGATAATGGTTTAATTTCTAAAAAAAGGTTAAAGTGTAGAATTGGAAATAATACTTATGATTCAATAAGAGAAGCTTCTGAAAAAGAAAAAATTAACAGAAAAACTTTAACTGAAATTTTATATAAAAGAAAAGAAAATAATTATGGAATTGTTATAGAATTTATTTAAAAAAGATAATTTTAGTGAAGTGTAACGACTATCCAGTGAATGTAGAGAAGCTGGTTAGAGTAGAGATTAATACTACTCGAAGTGGAATTGCTACTAGAACAGTAGAAGATATAGTCTGATATACAACCTTAATGGTGTTGTGAAAACAACATGTATATTGTGTCGTGCCTTCTTAAGCAGATGGATTGATGAACAAGGAAAACCAAAATATGCTGGAAGATTTAATGTAGGTGCTACAACTATTAATTTACCAAGAATAGCTATTAAAAATAAAGGAAACGAAGAAGGATTCTATAAAGAATTAGATAGAGTATTAGAATTAGCAAAAGAAAATAGTTTATTTAGAATAGACTATATGTCTAAAACAACTTCTGATTTTGCTCCTATTTTGTGGCAAAATGGAGCACTTGCTGAAAAGAAGCCAGGAGAAACAATTAAAGATTTATTATATGGTGGATATGCAACTATCTCTATAGGATATATAGGATTAAGTGAAGTTTCTCAATTACTATATGGTAAAGATTTTTCAGAAAATGAAGAAGTTCATAAAAAAACATTTAAGATATTAGAATATTTAAGCAACAAAGTGCAAGAATTTAAACTCGCAACTGGCGTAGGATTCGCCCTTTACAGTACTCCGAGTGAGTCATTATGCGATAGATTCGCTAGTTTAGACCTTAAAGAATTTGGTCCAATTGAAGGAATAACAGATAAAGGTTACTATGATAACTCTTTCCATGTTTCTTCAAGAATAAACATAAGTCCTTTTGAAAAATTAAGACTAGAAGCTCCTGGTCATAAATTAGCAGCTGGTGGACATATTAGTTATATAGAAACAGATAGTTTAAAAAATAATTTAGATGCTGTTAAAGATATATTAAAATATGCAAAGAGTGTTGGAATTCATTATATGGGAATAAATCAACCTGTAGATAAATGCCATATCTGTGGTTATAAAGGAGAATTTACTGCTTCAAAAGAAGGGTTTACTTGTCCTAATTGTGGAAACCATGATGGTACTCAAATGTCGGTAATTAGGCGTGTCTGTGGCTACCTTAGTCAACCAAATGCTCGTGCATTTAATAAAGGAAAACAACAAGAAGTAATTAATAGAGTGAAACATATTCAAAATGAACAATAAAGAAGAAATAATAGTTACTTTAATATTTGTTGTTGGAATATTACTAATTAAGTGTTTACAATATGTTTTTTCTTTGATATAATAATATTGCTCGAGTAAACAGTCCTTAAGGACATTAGATTATCGTGGGGTAATCTTGGAATTTAAAGCCAGTATTATTTACTGGCTTTTTAGATTAAAAACTTGGAGGTAAAAAATGAATTATACAAAACAAGATTTAGAAGATTCTATAAAACATTGTTCTGAAAAACTTTTAGAACTTGATAAGAAATGTGGCTGTTATAGAGACCATGAGTTGTTATTAGAAATGTTAAAAGAATTATACGAATTAAAATTTAATAAATAAAATCTGGTGAAGTTAAATGAATTATTCTGGAATTAAATATAATGATATGATTAATGGAAAAGGTATAAGAGTAAGTTTATTTGTAAGTGGTTGTAGTCATGCTTGTAAAGGTTGTTTTAATCAAGAAACATGGAATAAAAATTACGGAAAAGAATTTACTGATATTCAAATAAATGAAATTATAAATTATCTAATAAAATACAAAGGAACAGTTAGTGGTTTAAGTTTATTAGGAGGAGACCCTACTTATAAAGATAATATAGAACAATTATGTGATTTTATAAATAAAGTAAAAGAAAAATGTCCATGGATTAATATATGGATTTGGAGTGGTTTTACTTTTGAAGAAATATTATTTGATGCACAAAAATTAAAATTAATAAAATTATGTGATGTTTTAATAGATGGTAAATTTATATTAGAACAAAAAAGTTTAGATATTAAATGGAGAGGTAGTACAAATCAAAGAGTGATTGATATTAAACAAAGTTTAGAAAAAAATGAAATAATTATTTTTGAATAAAAAAATGCGCCGGCGGAGAAATTTTTAACCTAGTCAAAAATTGCATCTTATTTTTTTATATGTTATATTTGTTTTGTTAAAAGTTAATATTTATTTTTCATTTTTTTACTCTCCTTTTAAGATAAAAATTTTCAATAGTCTTTTTTTACAATTAATTTTTAACATTTTAGACCTCCTTATTTTATATAAATGGAGAGGCGACTTAAAACGTTGCCTCTCAAAAATTGCAATTTAATTTTTAATAGTGTACAATTTTAATGCATAATTAAATCACCTCCTTTCAAATTTTGATTATTCATATTTATGCACTCCTTTTTAAGAAGTTGAGCTTGTCGCGAGGCTCGACTTTTTTTATTGCAAAAATTTTCTTGACAAAATATATTTTATAATGTATACTTTAAAAGTGAAAGAAAACTAAACAAAGGAGATGAAAAATGAAGGTTATAGATAAAGAAAAACAAAATTTAGAAAAAATAATGGCTGCTAGAAACATTATATATTCTAACTTAAAAGGCAACATTATTTTTACTTTAGTTAAAAAAGCTAAAGATGTTCCAGGAATGGATTTTAAACATTTAGATTTTATGACTGAAAAAATAGTTGATAAACTATCAAAAGAATCATTAAGTGAAACATTAAAAGATTCAATAGATATAGTTGAAATGAGAATAAACAATACTGAAAAATTACAACTATTAATTGATGAAATTACAAATATTGAATTTTTAAAGAATCTAATGATAGATTATCAAAGAGAAAAATCTAAATTTGATGCTGAAAAATTCCAAGAAGGGCATGAAATATTATTTGGAGAAACAAGGGTGAATAAGATATGATAATAGACCAAGATAAATTATTAAAAATAATAGACGAATTAGTAAAATCAACTGAAGTTACTACAGTAGATGAAATGAGAAAAAAGATTCAAGGAAGAGAAATTAATATAATTTTTGAAGCTGAAAAGCTTGATTTATTTTCTGCCAGTTTACTATCTGCATTTTTTATAAAATATATAGATATAGATTTTCCTAGTAAATATATTAGTGACACAGGAAAATCATTTGACAAAGATTTAATTGTCTCGATACATAGAGTTAATAATGTAACTTATGAATTAACTGATGTTGATAATCATAAAATCAGAGTTCCAAAAAATGAAATTACTTGTACTGTAGCAAAAGCTCCTTTAGATACTTTATTAAGTTTGTTGAATTAAGAGATAAAATTTTATCTCTTTTTTTATTAAAATTTTATAAATAAATATTGACAAAAATATATTTTAGATGTATAATGAGTTATATTAAAAAGGAAGGTGAAATATATGCCATTAGATGTTACTAAAATTAAAAAGATTAAAACGCAAGAAAAGGCAATAGCTTTTAAAATTACAAATGAAGAGCATGATAAATTTTTAGCTATTTGCAAACATTATGGAATAAGTAAAACTGAAGCTTTAAAACAATTTATTTTACAAGAATTTGATTATTTAAAAGAAAAAGGAAAAATAGGTGATTAGCAATGAATGAAATTTTTGATTTTAACGGAACGTTGGTTATTAGTAGTAGAATTATTGCTAATGAATTAGGTAAGTTACATAAAAATATTATTAGGGATATTGAAAAGATATTAAAAAATTCAACCGACTCAAATTTGAGCTCGTTAATAATATCTAGTATTTACAAGGATAAAAAAGGTGAAGAAAGAAAAGAATACCTTTTAACAAAAGATGGTTTTATACTTTATATGTTTAATATTCAAGGCTATAACGATTTTAAGTTAAAGTACATAAATAAGTTCAATGAAATGGAAAATGCAATCAAAAATAATAATTTTATTACGGAAGATGAAAGACTTATACTTAATATAGTAAAAGCTAAAACTGAAGCTGAAAGAAGCTACTATATGTCTGAATATGAAAAGAAAGTAGAGAAAGTAAAAGAAGAAAATAAAGATTTAAAACACAAAGTAGATATTTATAATTCTTATTTATTGTCTCGTATAAAAATGGATATGAAATATACAACTAGTGAATTGGCTAAAACTTATGGAATAAAAGCTAATCCAATGCATAAAATATTAAAAGACTTTGGAATTATAGAATCTAAAGTTCATAATGAAACACAAAGAAAATATTGGGTTTTGACTAAAAAGTATGAAGATAAATATAATAAATATGCAAAGTTAGAAACTATGAGACTACATAATATACCATATCTTGTTTGGTTAGAAGAAGGAATAAATTATATTTTTACATTCTTTTTAAGAAATCATATGTTAGATAAAGATAACAATTTAATAGAAACAACAAGTCTTGTAAAGTATAACGATGAAGATTTTAAAAGAAAAATTAAATTTTCTAAATATACTTTATTTGGTGATTATTAAAAAGGTGTGATGCTTTATGTTTGAATTAACAATGAGTGCAATTTTTTTAACTAAGTTAATAACGTTTTCAGGATATATTGCTTTAATTTCATTAAATGCCATTATGATGTTTTCTTTATATATGTCATATAAAATTAAAAAGTATGATAGTTTTTGGTTTTATACAATTTTAATACTTACAATTATTTTAATCATGCTTCAGCTATATATATTTGGAATAATAAAAATAACAATAAGATAAGAGGACTTAAGTTCCTCTTTTTTTAATTTTATTATATTATATAAAATAAAAAGCCAAGAGAGGTGAGTAAAATAAAATATTATTTTAATTTATTTAAAGATAATGAAACCAATAATATAATATATGAAGAACAAAAAGTTATTAAAACAAATTTAACTTTTTTTAATTTGAAATTTTATTTAGACGAAATAACTGATTTGCCTATAAATGATTGTATACTTATAATAGAAAAAGAAATAGATGGTAAATATAGTTTTAATAATAGTGCATATGGAACAGTAGGTAATTTAATAGAATTTAAAAATATAGAATTTAAAAATCCAATAGAGGAAGAATCTAAATACAGAATATATTTTGAATTTAAACAAGGCGGAATAACAATACTTAGTACAAAAAGAAATCCATTATATTTTGTATTACATACTAAGCCTACAACTTTTAATATAGATATACAAAACTCTATTTTATTAGATGATATATATGAACTACAATCTACAGAACAAGATAAAATTAAATTTAATTTATCTATTAATTCAAACAATATTCTTAGTTATAGTTTTAAAATAAGTCATAAAGAATTAGTTGAACCAGGAGTTTATATTCCTATAATTAATAATAAACTTACTGAATTAGAAGATACTCTTTCTCAAGATATGTTTAAAAATGGTTTTACTTATTTACACTTTTTTTTAAAAGATAACTTTGATAATACAAATTATAGAAAATATAAAATAACAACAAAGAATAATACTTTCACTTCATTGTTTATACTTAATAATGAGTTTAAGATAAAAACATTAGAAGAACCTATAACTATTTTTTATGAACATAGAAATGTAACTACATTAAAACCAGTTATTCAATATGAAGAAAATAATATTTTAAAACAAAAAGAAGGAACTAATATAGGAACTTTTAATAATACAAAAAGAAGTTTTAGTTTAAATTTAAAAACTATAGTCCAAGATATTCCAGTAAAAGAGTTTAAATTATTTTTTGTTTTAAATGATAAAAAAGAATTAGTTTCAAATGAATGTTTTGTAAAATTAGATAACGTTATTCCAGAAATAACATTAAAAGATTATTTTTTAGTAAGTGATGAAAAAGTAGATTCTATAAAAATAGATGGAAAAATTAAAGATGATAACTTATTTTATATAGGTGAAAACGTAAAAGTAATAAAACCTATAAATAAAATATTATTAATTCAATCAGATAAAAAACTTTCTAAAATAAAATTTGATGGAATGGAATCTGTTGATTTAGAAAAATACAATAACTATTACACAACTCCAGTAATAGAAAAAACGTTTGAATTATTTGATAACGAAAAAAATAAAGTTACTTCAGGGTTTAAATATATTAACTCAGATTCCAGAAGACATTTCTATATATGGTTAGATAAAAATAAATTAACTTTATTTGAAAAAAATATATTAGAAAATCATGGACTGTTAAAAGTAAAAGAAGAACAAACTAATATATTAGAACAACAAACTTTAGAATTTAATAACTTAATTTTAATAAAAGTTGTATTGAATAGTAACGCACAAGACTTATTTGAATTTGATTTAGGTGTTGATGGTTTTGATTATAGTTTTTTAAAGTATGTAAATAACAGTAATGTATCTGGAGATTTAGATAAAGACAAAAAACTTATTTTAAATTTTGATAAATCAAACTTAATATTCTCTAAAAATGAAAATACTGTTCTGATTAAAACCGATTTTAGAAAAGTAATAAGTGAAAAAGTTAGTATATTTGATGGCAACATTAATATATTAGGTGTTTCT